TCAATAGTGATTTTCGGTCAAACATTTCTCTCCCGCATTTGGGGCATCTCCATCCAGAACAGGTCGCCTTAAGGTTTGTAAAACCGTAAAAACACTTGTAAACAAGGTCATCTACTCTTAGCATTTCGATTTTGCACCACGGGCAGTCAACTTTCATTGTCCTTTCTCCCTTCAATCTCCATCCCACACGCCGTCAGGGCGCATCTTTGCAAACGCAAGCAAACCGTATAGGGCACGTTTGGCGTTGCCCTCTGTGTCATTCCAGTAGTCGCTATCGTCTACATCGTCACCTAGTGCAGAAATAGCCTTTTCAAGCATCGGAATACTCTCTGCGCCTGTTTTGCCATAGATGGAACGGATACCGCCCTCACCAAATACTTCTGGTCGATAATAGAAGTGACCGTAATTATAGGTGACGTTGAGCCACAGTTCTTTTGTACCGCCCATAGCTCGCATACCACCTGCGATAAAATGCGTACTATCGGCTTTGAGCGGTTTGTGCGTTACTGGGTCGCACAGTGAAATATCATAGCTCATATTCGTCCAGCTCCTTTTTGATTTGCTGGCGTTCAATCTGCTCCAATCTTGCCTTTGCCAGCTTGCGGTTGTCAGCCTTGCGGATAGCCCAGTTGTTGCGGTGGTTTGCCCACGCTGCAAAATAGTGACTGTATTCGCTTTGGTCGTACCAGCCCTTTCCAATAAGCCCTTTATAGGTCTGCTGACGTTTCATCTTTTTTCTCCCATTCCTTGCATCCGCGTGCGTCCCACACGAAGTCTGCAACGTGTTCTGACTGGTCGTTTACGCACACGCCCTCCAGCTCTGCGTACCATTTGCAAGAGCCGCAGGACGGATCAGATTTGTTCTTGCAAGATTCTGCTGTGCATCGGATAGCTTTGCCAGCGGAGAACTGCTTGATGCCAATGCAAGAGCAATTTTCGGTGGTGCAGTAAATGTTCATTATCGCTGCCCTCTCTTTCCTCTGTTGAACCGCCCGATCACTCGCTTATACTCTGCATAGCACTCCGGGCACAGGTCGCCTGTGTCCCTTCGCCACGCCCAGTCCTTGAAGTATTCGTCAGGGTTCATCATCCTGCCGCCCAGAACCGCTCCGCAGCGGTCGCATACTCGCTTGTGGTAGATTCCTCTGTCAGTTTGCATTAGTATTCCTCCCCAACGTCCTTGAACAGAATTTCTTTGTTGGCTTTCCAGTCTTTGATTTTGCACGGAATGTCCGTGCCGGGCACGGTGTTTTTCAGACCACCCATCTGCCAGACGTTCCATGAGATAGTGTCTGCAATGCAGTCAAGGGACATAGGCATACAACCGATTTCCAGCCTTTTAGCATCAAACCGATACCTAAAATTTTCAACCAGCGTCAGGAACAGGTTGCACCTTGCCAGCAAGAGGTTGTCTCCCTGCCACTCATAGCCGTATGTCGATGCGTAGGCACTGATTGCCCAGCACATCCACATATCGTAGTCATGGAATTGCTCTGCCAGAACATTCAGTTTCCTATCCAGCAGACCGATTCTGTCCGGCACGGCAATCATCTGTCCTGTTGTGGTATCGTATCGGCTTGTCAGGAACGGTGCTTCTCCACAGGTTACTTCAAGACAAGTCTTGTTGATGTACTCTTTCCAGTCCTCGCCCTTCAAGTCGTTTTCGGAAACGTCTGTCATCTTCTTGCAAACCCAAGTCGGCGTAAACACCTCTGCTTTTTTGCTGGTTCGCTTCTTCTGGTCTGCAAGACGTTTCTGCACACGAGGAACAAGCTGAACTTTGTCCAACTGTTCCAGCGTGATTTCATCTGCAAAACCCACGCCCAGTTCAGGCGGCGGGTCTGTCGCCCAAATGATGTTCTTGCCTGTCGTGTGGTCTTGCAAAAGAACAGGCAGAAACGTGCGTAAGCAGGGGTCGGAGAAGTCAATCAGAATATCGCTTTGTGAAATATTTTTTGTGAGCATAATCGGATGTCCACCCTCCCGCTTTTCTTGCTTTTTCTAAAGATTTTTCCATCATAGCTTGATGATATTCGCAAAACGAACTTCCAATTTTTCTTTGCTTTCCGCAGTTAAGGCACAGTCCAGCTTCACGCCATTGGTTCCTTATCGTCCCACGATGGTTTTCTTCATACCTTTTCCATCTCTTCCTGTTTTTGAGCCAGTGTTCGTAGCAGGTTTTATGTCCCTGATAAAGTGGTTTTCCACACATAGGGCAAAGACCTTTTTCAAGCATTTTTTCTTTATGCTCTTTGTTGTATTGCTTTTTCCACTTTTTGTACTCTGGGTCTTTGATTTTCTCTCTTCTTATAGCGTTCCATTTTTCTCTACACTCATCGCACATAATGCGATTGGGTGAAGCATTGTTTTTTTTGCATTTAACGCAGATCCCGTGGCTCTTGTACCAATAATAGCTTTCGTCTGCCACAGGTTATCACTCCTCAACATCTCTGTACTCCACGTCAATGCCTTTCGGCAAAGCCGTCTGGTACTTCTGCGCCAACTGCTCTGCGCTCTGGGCATCGCCTAACGGCTGTTCAGGCGATGCAACGGTGACTTCCACGTTGTCACGCATACCAAAGTAGTTTTTGGCTCGGAAAATCCACTCTGCCGGGTTCTCTTGACCGTACATACCGTTGTACGCCCACATGGATTGCATTTGCAGAATCAGCTTTAGGATGTACTTCTGCTGCAAGCTGTCGTCACGGCGTTTGCCCGCCATAATCTGCTTCAGGCTCACCCATTCGATGCCCAGCACCAGTGCAATCCATTCCACCACAGGGGAGATTCTGGCTTCGATACAAGCGTCAAAGAAGAAGTCAAGACGTTGCTGCACTTCGATCGGGTTGTTCATGTCCACACTCGGAAGGTCGCCAAAATATTTGGCTGCAATCATGCCGATGACCTTTTTGTCCTCTTCATCACCGATTCTCGATTGCAAATCGCCTGTGTTCAGCATCTTAGACCTCGTAATTGCTAACTCCTGTTGTTCTTTCACCTTTTTACTCACCTGTGAGCGGATAGATTTTCGCTTGTTAAGCATCTGTTGTTTCTTCTTCTCTCGCTCTTTCTCGCGCTTCGCAGCGGCTTCTTCTTTCGCTTTTTGCGCCCGCTTCTCACGCTTTTTCTTTTCCGCTTCGGTCAGCGGCGGTCTGCCACGACCACGCTTCGGGGGTGTTGCCATCTGTCAGACCTCCTTTGGCGGTTCAGGAAGTGGCATCCAATGGGTGACGGTGTATGGAATTCCGCTACCGACTTCTGCCCAATTTTTGTAAAAGTCCTTAAAGCCAAAAATCATATCGCCGTTATCGCAAAATGCAAGAACTGGAGTATGATGTTTTGGTTTCTTATCCTTGACGCTAATCCATTTGTCAGGGAAACCGTTCTCGCTATAAGAAACCGTTTCAAAATAGTGTGTAGCCATCCCAAGTTCTTGCTCAATATCGTCAAGGATGCTCTTGTCATCCTCGTCCGCTTCGGTTTCTAGAACAAGGTAAATTCTCTTTTTCATGCTCTCACCTCTTTATCTTCTTTTCGATGCTGTCCAGCTTCCATGCAATCTGCCAGACTGCACAGCAACCGTCCAACTGCCGCCACCAAGCGCACTTTTCTTTTTCGCATACGCACCGACCAAGCGGATTGCTGGTCATCTTCATCGGGCAGTAAAGTTCGTTTTCCATTGGTTACTCTCTTTCAATATGTACCTTAGCTCTTTGAACGTTTTCTGAACCGATAAAACTTTTAAACGAACCGTTTTTCAAATTTACAGCGTTATAAATCAGCGTAGTAAAATTTCCGCTTGCTACCGTAGTTGAAACGTTCTCTGTTTTCATGTAAAGTTCCGAATGATGATAAAACGCTTCTGCAACATCAATGTCGCTAAACGGCATTGGAATATCGTTTATTGATTTAATTTCCATACTTACCTCCACCCCATCATAATTGCCGTACAAACGGCCAGACACACGTTAATGAACAGCCAGACAAGCATTGCCTGACGTTCTTCAAACAGATTGTTTGCTATGTCTTTGATTGTCCGTTCGGACTGAACTACCACCGCCAACAGGACTAGGCAGACCAGCCAGCGAGTTGCAAATTCAAACATTGTTATCCTCCATCAAATCATCCATGCTCAACTGACCGCTGATGTTGTCATCTTCCATCCACCAGCGAAAAACGTCCATGCCGGTCTGCCAGTCGCACGGCAAGCCTTTTGCTTTTCTGACATCAAGCATTCGTTCAAACGCTGAAATGTACATTTTTTCGTAGGCAGGCCAGCGCATAAACTCACGCTGTCTGCCCCCCCTACCGGCTATTGGACAGCCGATGCAGCCAACACGCTTCTGCCCTTCGCAATACAATGGATTGATAGGCAAGTGTTCGCTATGCGTGTAGTCCCACACATCATCGTCAGACCAGTCCACAATAGGATTGACAGTCATCTTGCCCTTGAGGTTGCAGGTTTCGAACAGTTGCCGCTTTTCATCGTTGTCTCCCATTAAGATGATTCTTTTCGCAGGGTCTTTGTGCATCAGTTCCATCACGCCACGACTGTTTTTGCGCCGTGCAGATTCTGCCCACCGAATGCCTGTGGCGATAAAGCGATTCTTTCCCGTGTTTTCCTTCAGAACATCACAGCAATAGCGCACAAGTCTTGTCGGCGGCATCAGCTTTTGCGGAATCAGCGTCCACATGGACACGGGCTTGTCCTTGTAGCGTGGCATAACGATGGAGCATTTGATTCCACGCTCTTCCATCGCCTTGAACTGCTCACGGATGAAATAGACAGTCTCCGGCGCATCTGCGGTGGTATGGCTGTTGACCACCTCGAAGTTGATTCCTGCGCGTTCAGCCAGAGCCACAAGCACCTGTGAATCCTTGCCGCCAGAGTATGTGACCATCAGCGGTTTCTTGTACCGATGCTCAGACAGCCGTGCAGCATCCTGCAACCGTGCGATAGCAAGCTGTTCCTTGTCCATCAGCTCCACCTTTCTCTCAGCTCTTTTTCGACCTGCTCCGACTTTGCGGTGATGTAATCTGCAAACTCGTCAGGGGTCATGTCCTCTTCTTTGAACTTGCCGACCATCTCCCAGTACCTGTCACCAATGCGGATGATTTTCTGCACCTGTTCATCGGTCAGATCTGCATCGCACCGAAGATTCTGAATCAGTGCGCCCCATGTGGCGGCGATGCCATCCAAAGCCATGCGAAAGCCGTACAACTGGTTCTGCCGTGCAATTTTGCGGAGGTTGGCTGACATTGCTTGTTTGCCAGACGATGGGCAGTTTCTGTGCTTATTCATCTGACTGCTCCTTTGCTTCAAGACGAGAGAGCCAACGTTTGTATTTAGCGTTTTCGATTTCATACTTTGCGTCCCAAAATTCTCTTTCGGAATCGAGGTTATCTCCAAACCAAGCATCGCATAAAGCGGTGACTGCGTTACTTATGTCCGCAAATTCTTCCATCAAATTTGCTTCACACTCCGCAACGCTCTTCGGTGTCGGGTTCGTTCCATCCAGCGCACGGCGCAGCTTCAACGCAGCCTGTGCCAACTCAGATGCTTCTTCTGCCAACTGTACCAAGATTTCCGTCTTGGGCAGGATGTCTGAAACTTTATTGCTCACTTCTGTTCTCCTTTCAGCCAGTCGTTTAGCTTTGCCATGCAAGAGGGGCAAAGTCGAAACTCGCAGTCATACGGAGCACCAATACCCCACACACGCATCTCAATGTCGGTGAAATTGTTATATTCGTATAAAGGATACGTCTCCCCGCATCTATCACACTTAAACTTCTCTCCCATGTTTTCAGCCTCCCATTAGCGGGTCTGCGCACTCCCAACGGTAATCATTAAATCGGATTTCACGGTTGATGGTTGTTTCACCTTCAATGACTTCCATCTCCTGATTTACGCATCCACTGCTTTCAAATCCATAGAATCTGAAATCCAACCTATACTTTTTAGACATTTCTTCGTATGGCTCAGGTTCCATCGACCATGCAGCCATGACAGGAAGAACAAGAATTGCGTTGTCGCCATCAGCAATCTGTTCAGTGCAGAACTTTTCGACGAAGTTCTTCATAGTGCCCTCGATGTAAGCGGTGTCTTTCACGTTGATGTAGAACGTCTCATCATCGTAGGAAAGCAATGCTCCATCATGGATTTCCTTGTAGACCCACTCTCCATTCGGAAACTTGTTTTTATCGAAATAGGGGCGGTCATAAACAGTCACACAATCCGTAAACCAGCGCACGATATTTTCAGGATTTCCACGGACTTTGAGTTTTCCTTCACACCAATTTGGCATTTTCTTTCTCCAATCTCTTTAGTAGCCCATCCACGTCATACCGCCAATGGACACGCAGCCTTTTTGCTTTGACCTCTATCCCCTCTTGCTCTGCCCACTGCCAAGGGATGCTCTTCCGACTCTCGTTGTAACGGAACGCCAGAACCTTGCTGGCAGGGATTGCAAAGGTGCGGTTGATCGCCCTGTAATTGACTATCACATGAGCGGTCTGACCGCCATACCCCATTGCTTCCACCATATCAGTGACGTGCTTTTCCTTGCGGTACTTGCATTTTGCCTTGTCGTACTTGCCGAACACCTTTTCCAGAGGGATAGAGGGCGTTTCGATGGTTTTCAGTTCAAACAGGTGGTTCATCGGGTATCGGTACACAAGGAAGTCACAGATGTTGTCGATGGAAAAGGACAAGTTCTCGTTGCCGCCGTAGTAGGTGGTAGCACTGTCTTTTAGGCGGTAGCACCACGCATCGGATGGGACGGATGCTTTGAAGTCTGCTTCAAACTGCTTGCCGGTGTTCATTCGTTGACCTCGATTTTTTTGGCTTCTCTGATACGCAGCCGAGCAAGTTCGCTATTTGCATATCGCAGTTGCCAGCTACCAAACCAGCCTTTGTGAACAAGTTTTCCGGCGCAGTAAACAAACTCCTGCTTCATCAGGTCATCAAGTGAAATGATGTAACAGCCCGGTTTATACTTTCTTTTGTTCATTTTCGTTTTCCTTAGGAATTTTAGGAATCTGCATCCAGAACTTAACCGCTCCCCGCCTTTCTTCTTCGCCCCATCGGCCATTTCTAAACTCTCTTGCAGAAACGCAATTTTCAAAGCACCAGAAATCGTAGACGGTTAGATAAATTCCATCTTCGTCAGGTTGTTTATCTTTAACGCTTGTCCATGCAGTCGATGGGGCATTTTCAAGCTGTTTGGCAAGTGCCAAAACAAGGTCAGCGGCGCAGTCAAGGGCAACACCTTTATCGTATTCAGAGTAAATCCCGCTGTTCATAAGCGCTTTAGCTTTGTCTTTTTTACTGTTCCCGCTTTTCTTCCACCCTTCAACAAATGGCTCTACGTCAACAAGTCTCATCCTCTTTCACCTCTAAATTCACTTCCGAGAAACCGTTTCTTGCCACGCTCCCGGTGCTTGTCCTCATAATCACGGTGGTACACGCTCTGGCTGTGGTTCAGCTCATACACGAATGCCTTGCGCTTCTCGAAGTCTTTCTTCTCTGTCTTGTACTTCTCGCAAGTGTCGTGGCAAGCTTGGTGGCGTGATGTGCAGTTGAGACAACAAGTAATCATTCTATCAACCCCACTGTTCGGACATGGCTTTTGCCACGCCCGAAAAAGTCTTTGCACGGTTCCTTGCACGGTCAGTAGTAAACATTCCCTTGTGCTGTTCACCATGCTTGTGCGAGTAGGAGCCGGACGGGCACCATGTTGCCGTAGGCTCTACGACGTCTGTCGGGTGCAGCGGCGGTACACCGCGCTCCCACAGTAGCGTTTTCTTACTGTACGGATGTCCGTACTCGTAGGGCTGAATTGCCTGCGTAGGCTTTGGGTAATCAAAAATCTTGCTGGGGGTAGGATTCTCAATCACCACTTTTTCGCAATCAGCTGCCCACACGGCAAGAAAAAGCGCCTTGCCGCACAATCCCTCATAATACCGGGAAAGATTGAGCTTTCCTCCCTTGTACAGGTGTCTTGCTCCTGCGTTGCTCGTCTTTGTGCAGGGGACAAATGCGATAATCATATCCCAGCGGGGCATATCATGCGCGATTCCGTCCATGGTCACGACCTGCCCCCCCTCAATAGCCTTTAGGCAGTCACCAAGAATATGCCATTCTGGATGCCCGCCGGACGGCTCAATCAGGTCGCAGGAATAGGCTTCGTGACCTTTCGCCCGGAATGCTTTGCAGACTTCCTGCGATTCTTCACAGGCAACTAAAACTTTCATCTTTCCAAACGCCCGTCCAGCCAGATAGCGCAGCTCTTATATAAGGTAGGCGGTCGATGCCTTACAGGTCAAAACGGTAGCGAACCATCGTCTTCAATCACAGAAAAGTCATCGTTCCCGCCCTGCGAGTAGCCGGAGCCAGACCCACCAGCCAGCGTTTTCTTCGGTCTGACCTCATAATCGCCGGAACGAATCTTGTCCACGCTGGTAAAGCGGTCAACGACCAGCTTCGTCTTGATGTTGCCATCGTTGCCCATGTATTCTTCCTCACGGAGAACCACACCGACCAGCTTGCCACGCAGGGTCTTTTCATCGTTGTTGAACTTGTAGCCGGGATTGGACTGCTCCACAGCGGTGATGAAGCCCTTGAAGAAGGGCAGCGCCTTTTCCTTGTAGCTCTTGATGGTCTTGCCACCCCATGCCCATTCGCCAGGATTCAGCTTGCCGCGTTCGACAAGGGAAGCGGTCTGCTCACGCCAGTAACCCTTGAACTCGCCCTCTGCGACCTCCCACTCGATGTTTAGGCGCTCCTTTGCGGGTTCGTCCGTTGCCTTGCAGATACCGGCAACATAGCCGCCAACAGGCAGGTCACGGCGCTCGGTGGCTTCCTGCACGTCATTCCAGTTGATGTTCTTCATCTGTTACTCTCCTTTGTTATCCGGCTGAACCGGGATGTTATAATACTCACGGATGGTCTTGTCTACGGCGGCGAGGTCGTTCTCGATCAGTGCATCGTTGAACATCCCAAGAGGGGTTTTCACGGTGTCCATCCCATCATTGCGGGTGCTGAACAGGTATCGCCCATCCTGTACAACGGTTTTCAGGACGATGGTAAAGTACCCTTCCACGCAGACTTTCTCGTCCAGCAGCTTGCCGATGGTCTTGAACTTCTCGCCGCCATCTCCGTCACGCTCGCTGTGACCGAAAAAGTAGACCACAACATCGTCCGGCAGTTCCTTCGCCCGCATCAGCAAGGCGTTGAAGTTGGCTGCCATGTCGGTAAACTTCTGGTATCCGGCGACCTTTGCGTTCCGCATGAACTCGCCTGTCATAAGATAGGTGGCATCGTCAATGACGATGGACTTACGTTTGGTGCTGTGGATTGCGGCATCAATCTTGCCGTAGTCGTTGGTGATATAGGTTTTCATGTTGCTACGGAACGGCAGCGGCTTGCCAAGCACGTTGATAACCGCAACCTGTTCCGGGTCAAAGTTCCGAAGCGAAGCGGACTTACCGCTGCCGGAATGACCGTAGACCATTACTAATACTGCCATTTTTCTTTCCTTTCTTCGGCTTCATTAGGCTTCATTGTTCTTACTTTGGCTTAATATAGCTATACAAAAATCATCCAGCCACCAGTTCTGCCAACTGGGAGTAGAGGTCTTTCAGTTCTGCTTCCCTGTCCTCGATTTCAGACTGCAAGTCCTCAATCTCAGCTAGACGGTCAGCTTCTTTGGCTTCTGCCATCTGCTCGTTGGTCATAAAGTACGCGCCGTCCTCCGGATTGGTCACGCCGCCAAATCTGTCAAGGTTAATCATCTTTTGGCCTCCCTCTCTTACGTTCCTCTTTGATTTGTAGTGCGCTATACCACTGGTCTTTGTCAATTTCGATGGTAGACCACCGGTGGTTACAGGCAATGCACTTCTTGCGGCGAACAATGCTGTCATGGTCTGACCGGCTGTCAATCGTTGTAATGTTGTCGCTACCGCACACTGGGCATTTCACCGTACATTCCTCCACTTGTTAGTATGAGCGGGAATGCGGTTCAGCTTCCCCATCCGTTCGTTATCTTCATGCTCTTTTTCCGCGCTCACTCCAAGCGCGCACAAAACCAGGGCGGTAGCTAGTAACATCAGCGAAACAAATGCCCATCCAAGCATCTGTACTGTAGTCTCGCAGCCATTTATTGTATCGCCACAGCTAACGGCTACGATTGCGGCGACAATACCAAGTATGGTAAGCACGTTTCCTTTTACAGTTTTCATTTTGTCCCTTCTTTCAGAATGATATCGAATAAAAATGGTTTGCTTGCATCAATCACGACTATTGCATTTAGCACTTCGGCTATTTTTGCAAGCGTATCAGTCTTAACGCCCGTCTTGTACGGCGCTTTATTCGGGCTTGTAATGTTGTATATCGTTGGAGCCGACACGCCACTTCTGCGGATAAGCTCCGATGCCTTCATATCGCGTTCTTCAAGAGCGGCTTCCAGCGTCATGCCTTTTCCTCTGTGTTCTTTGGTTCTCTGCGTCTGAAAATCCAACCGGTTGTCATCAAAGCGCCAACGCCTATGATGTACCATGTCACCTTAGCTCCGACTAAAAGCTCGATGTGATGCACCAGCCAGAAGTTCAGCAGAAACACTGCGAGAATAAACGCTAAGACAATGCCCCAGATCAGGGCGATTTCTACAAATACTTTCATCTTTATCCTTTCTTCGAATGCGTTCCAGCCGTTCCTTCTCACGGCTGTGCCAGCGGATTTCTCGCTGACCGTAGTATTTACCATTCATAAGTCAGTTCTCCTGTCGCGAGCATCCTCGACACTTCGCCGTAATGCTTGCCCAGCTTATCTGCAAGAGCTTGAACCTGCCCTATGGATGGAATCTTTTTTCTTCCAGTGCTTTCTCGTTTAAGGCTCGTTCTCTTCGTATGCTCTGATGTTCCGCAATACTTGCAAAGGCTGCATCTTTCGCGCAATCTTTGTGGTACTTTTGTGCCGCAGACATTTTAATCATTGGCTTACCGCACCATTGGCACACGGTTTTTACTGGAGTGAACCCACGTCCTGAACTCAATGCTTTACGTCTCGCGCGCTTTTGCTCGCACGAGACATCTCTTTTACATTGTGTGCAATATTTTTTGCGTGGGTTTACCTTACCCAAAAAAGCTCCGCAACGCTCGCAATATTTAATCTCCATCTTCATTCGGTTTACCTGCCTTTTTGGCTTCCCGGTTGTGCCGTTCAAAGCACTGGTTGATTGATTTTTCCATCCACAGCACCTTGTTGGCATCGTTTCGGGACACGCCAGCAGCCATTGCAAGCTTCAGCCTGCGCTTGCGGCTTGGTGCTTTGTAAAAGTACGTCACCAGCACTCACCAGCCTTATCTGTGATAAACTTCGGGACTTCCCGGCCTGTGGCAATGCACAGCGCAACTAGCTTTTCGACCCAGATGTCAAACAGGCTTTCTTTTGGCATATAGCACTGGCCAACACAAGGCTCCTTAAAGCTTTTCCAGATCGTCAGGCCGACAGCGCCATCCGTGACCGTCCATATCATACTGTAACCTTCATTGCACAGGTTGTACAAAATGTCCCGTGCTCTGCTTTTGGCTTCGTTGATTTCAAAGGCATCCCAGCGATTTTTGCTTTTCTCGTAGGCTTCCACCGCCTTGTTAATGGCGTGGTGCGCTTCGTTCGGGTGTTCAAGGTCAACCTTTAAGGTGATAATCTGCTCCATATTCAGTCCTCCTTCTGCTCGATTTCAAGAATCTTGCAGATGCTCTGGATAATCTTCTCCGGCTTTCGCTCGCCACGAAGAATCTTGTAGAGGTACGAATCATCAAGGAACAATCCAGTATCGCTTTGAACCGCCTGAATCAGCTCCGTTTGCTTCATACCTCGCTGCAACAGCTTCATCTTCACTTCCAGCTCAAAGCCAGAACGGAAGTTTTCTTTCAAAATTCCACCTCCATTTGCTAAAATCTATTGACAAGTACGGAAAACTGTACTAATATAAGGGTGTAGAGAGTTTATATTGTACAGTGTTCTGTACTGCCTATGTCTGTATTATAGTACAGGCTTCTGTACAAGTCAACTTTTTTGTACAAAATTCTGTGCATTTGTATACTTGCACAAATATTGGAGCATTCTTATGTCGGACTTGTACAGCAACATCCATGCACTTTGCGAAAAAGAGGGCATCAAAGACGGAACCCTTTGCAGCAACATTGGGATTCGCCGCAGCTTTCTTTCCGAATTGAAAGCCGGAAGAACTAAAAGCCTGTCCACAGAGGTTCTTTCTAAGATTGCAGCTTATTTCAACGTATCAGTAGACTACCTTCTTACTGGCAACCAAAAAGAAAACCCGCCCCAGCAGCCGCAAAGTGAAGTCGATGCAGCATTGGAGCGGATTAGAAGAAAGCTTGAATCTATGCCGAAAGAACAGCGTGAAGCGCTGATGAACCTGATCGAGAAGATGTAACGTTCATGCCCGGTAAAATAAAAGAATCCCTTGTGCCGGGCTAGTGTAGCTCTGCGCAAGGGATTTTCTATTATTCTAGGTTTAGGGCTTGCTCCGCTGCCGGAATCTTTTCAGGATGTTCCAGCAGCCATGCAATAAATCGGTCAATCTTGGCTCTTTCCTGTTCACTCATTGTGGCATATCCTCCCGATCGGTAAGTGCAGATGTTCATTTGATACGATTATACATCTTCTAGTTGTAAAGTCAATGTGTTTTTAACAACTTCGTAAAAATCGATCGTTTTTTCACATCCATTACTTTACATCAGGGAAACCACGAGTGTTCAAGTCAAAAGGGACAGCGCCTATCCATCTTTCCTCCAATCACAGCTCTACGAGCTGTCCGCCAATGCGTTCGATGTTATCTGCCGGGTCGCGTCCATCATCTAAGGCGGCTATGGCGCGTTCTAAAACGTTTTTTGCTTCTTCATAAGCAAACTTATCGGCATCGTTGTTTGCAAGGTTGTAGACCAGCTTTAAGGCGGTCTGTCGGGCATAGGGAATGAGCATGGTGTCAATCTGGTTCATACACTAACCCTCCCACGGTTTCGGCGTTTTGTTTTCGTTCGGTTCAGACGCGGGCATTCCGTCAATGATAATCATGTTGTTACCTCCTGTTTTGATTTTTTTTCGATGGTACAGTTATAACACAGGTTGCTGTTGGTTCTCCATAGCAGCTTTTTCCATTTTTTGGCTTGTCGAATCCGGCAGTTTTGCCGGATTTTGTTGAAAGGGTGAGAATTTATGGATGAGTATTTAGTAAGAACAGCCAAAGCATTGGAGATAGCTCGAATGCGTTCCGGCTTGAGCCAGCAAAAATTGGCAGCACGGATGGGCGTGAATCGCGGTACGATAGCAAATTGGGAGCAAGGTCTGGCAGCCATCTCCCTGCCAATGGCTATGCGTTGGTTCACCTGCTGCGGCGTATCGGTGGCTCGATATATGGACGCTTGCATTCATCCGGGGCTACTTGAACACCTTGAGGACGACCTTTCCGATTTGGAGAAACGGCGAATTCTCATAAATGCTATGATGGAGTGCTCCTCCTATGAGATAGATGCCTTGCTGTACATCAGGTACGGAGATCACGGTTCAGACCACATTGGCGTGTTGACGGAGATTCTGGCAAATCTCCACACACCGCTCAAGGACAGGGTCGCTGTTTGCCGGATGGTGTCTGGTAGCTATGAGATAGTACAGGCTACCGGAACAGACCCAGACCCGAACGGAACCGCCCCCAAAATGGAGATTCTCTATCAGGCGCAGGACGCTGGAACAGAAGCTGCTATGAAGTCCAACGATTCCTATACCGTGAATCCAAATAATATAACTGGTTGATTGTCGAATTATCGCAGTTTTTGAAGAACTTTTTGTCCACGTTCATCCACTTTTTGTACACCTATCGGGCAAATTCACCTTGTCATTCCGTCCCCCATAGTCTGCAAATCGACAACATTCGAGCGAAATAAATAACGAATTATCGTCAATCTATTACCTGTGATTGGTCGGCTTGTCAATTTGTCCCCCATAACATCGGCTTAAAAGTTTTTTCATCCACTTTTTGTACACCTATCCACAATCCGTCCACGTTTGGCACGACTAATGGAAGGTTGCCTCATCACCGGTACAGTCCTATTCAGCAATTGACAACCTGAGTTATCCACAAGCTGGAATGGAAAAATAAAGAAATTGTTGAAAATTATCGTCATCGACTATTTAACGATGGTATTTAACCTCTTGTTTATTTCTTGTTTAATATATAATAAGTAGACGGGGGACGAAATGACAAAGCATGGGGGACGTTTTGACAAGTCACGGGGGACAAAATGACGAGGATATGGGGGACAAAAAGACAAGTCATGGGGGACAAAAATCGTTGACACGTCCCCCTACTTGTGATATACTGTTTTCAGACCATTAAAGGAAGTGAGCAGATGCCAAAAATATCAGACAACAATCTTGTCGAGAAAAGCAAATCCCTTGTTTGGGCGAAGTTCAGGGACTACACAGCAGGAGAACTTCGGCTGTTGGAGGTTTACCTATCAAGAATAAATCCGAGAGACCCAAGCAGTAGCCGTGTGGAGTTTACTTTGGCGGAATATAGGGAGCTTCTTGGGCTAAAAAGCCTTGATGCAAGAAGGGTTGAGCCGCAGATCAAGCACTTTCTTGGCAATACGGTGTCGATTCCAATTGACAAGGAGAAAGGCACGTTTGAAAGCTTTGTCTTGTTTACAAGGGCAAAGCTGGACTATGTGCCCGAAACAAGGTCTTACGTTGTAGCAATCACCTGCAACCCTGACCTGCGCTCTATCTTCTTTGACATTGCAGAAAGCGGATATGTTCGATATCGGCTGCGTTACACGTCACGAATGAAGTCGCAGTACAGCATTTTGCTTTACTCGATTCTTCGGGACTGGTTGAATATGGACAACAAACCGCATGAAATCAGCCTGAAGAAACTGAGAGAACAGCTCGGTGCGATGGAAGCCAGCTATGACGTTTATAAGAACCTTCGCAAGCGAGTGCTTGACGTTGCGGTGGACGAAATCAATGCTGTGTCTGACATTATTGTGACTTACGAGCCAGTCCTTGTGGCACGAAAAGCTGTGGCAGTCAAGTTTAAGCCCAAAATTAAAGCGTCTGAGATGTTGATTGAAGCACAGGCAAGCGAAGTACCGGTCGAACCTCAAAAAGCCGTGAGAAAGCCCCGCAGAAGCGGATATGAGGATTTCGACTGGTCTGTGTGTGACGAACTAGAAAAGCAGGACTGCATTGACGTGGCGAAGGTAGTTGAAAAGTGGATGAAGAAAGAGCATCCAGAAATCAAGCTGCCAAGACGCAGAGAAGCGGTTTACGAAACGGTAAAGGCTGCGTATAAGGACATCCTGTCTTTGGATAGGTCTCCGTTCCCGGACAGACCGGTTGGTTATCTGATTAGAAGCGTGGACAAGGCAGGTATCGTAGACAGATATATGCCAGCGTTCTATTCCATTGAAGCGTTTAACAGCAAATAAAGGAAGGATGATAAAATGGCAAAAATTATAGCTGTCGCCAATCAGAAGGGCGGCACAGGAAAGACCACCACAAGCACCTGTCTGGCTGGTGCATTGCAGCTACTTGGAAAGAAGGTGTTGCTGGTGGACTGCGATGCCCAGTGCAACGCAACGGACACATACGGTGCGCAGACAGAGGACGTATGTACCCTGTTCGATGTAATGACCCGGCAGGGTACGGTAGAGGAAGGAATCCAGCACTGCGAAGCTGGTGACATTCTTCCGTCCGACAATGCGTTGAAGGACATTGACGAGCAGCTTGTCAGGGACATTGGCAAGAACTTTCGGCTGCGTGAAGCACTGGAATCCGTGTCAGAACAGTACGATTACATTGTTCTGGACACTCCCCCGCAGCTCGGTCTTGCGCTTGTAAACGCTCTGATCGCCGCCAACAGCATCATCGTACCCATTACAGCAGACCGCTATGCGCTTGCCGGATTGAGCCAACTTTCGCAGACCATTGGCGACGTTCGCAGATACTTCAACCCGACTTTGAAAATTGAAGGTCTGCTCCTGAACCAGTACAAGAGCCGTGAGAACCTGTCCAAAGAGGTTGTAGAACAGCTCCCTGTGATTGCACAAAGCATGGGAACAAAGCTGCTTGACGTGAAGATTAGACCGTCTATGGGAGTTCGTAAGGCACAGGCGGAGCGGCACAGCCTGTTTAGCGGTGATACGGCAAAGAGCACAAGCGCAGAGGATTTCTTGGCACTGGCAAAAATGATTGCGGAGGGGGAAGAAAAATGAGATTGATTGACGCAGACAAAGTACTGGAGCAAAACTTTTATACACTCAAGAATTACAGTAAGGAAGAAGCTGGCGCTTGGAGAGATGGAATTGCTCTTGTAAAAGAAAAAATTATAAATGCGCCTATCATCGATCCGGAAACGTTGCGGCCTGTGGCACGGTGGATTGATGCCAATGACCCAGAAAATCGACCTCAACACAAAGGAACTTATATCGTGAGCCTTTCAAATATGTTTGGAACTGTCGCCGAGAATGCTATTGCAAAATATGATGATGCCTACGATGAATGGGTTCTTTGTGATAGCCGAAAAACGGTTTTTCATGCTGACATAAATGGATACTATTCAAACAGTATGAATGCCGAACTCACGCATTGGATGGAACAGCCTAAGCCGCCAAAGGAGGATAAAAAATGAAAAAGTCCAGCAAAAAAACATCCGGCTTGTTGGGCGGGTTTGACTTCCAGCCTGTTTTTTCGGAACAAACATTAAGCCGAAGTGAGCCAAAGGAAGAAGAAGTAAGCCAAACAAAGCCGAATAATGCCGAACGAGAGTTAATTAAGCCTAGTGATGCCAGAGACAGCCATGCACAGCCGAGTGAAGTGGAATTAAGCAGTATTAAGCCGAAGCAAGCCAAAGACAGCGAAAGCCAGCCGAGTGATGCTGTGTTAGGCGAAAGTAAGCCGAAGAAGCTGAAACAGGCGAAAGAAGTTCAACGTCTTATCGAACAAGGCGATGTGCCAGGCGCACTGGCTGAAGCTGGCTTGACAAAGAAAAAATTCCCGATGCCGGAATCGCATCAAGGTGTTGCAAGCGGTGACGGCAAGCGTTCTAAACGCATTACCATCCTTATGAGAGAGGAAGAACGCAAGTATATCAACCGTGAAGCCAGACGGCACGGAATGACGATTGGACAGTTTGTGTACGCTCTGGCGGTTGCGGCGGCAGAGGGAAAGATTGAATTGGAAGATTTCTTGGAGGATTGACGGATGATTGCTTATAGACCTCATCGTGGTTCTTTGAAAAACGCTCTAAAGGAAACAAGAGTGTTTGCCAATGAATACGAAATGAAGCAGAGAATTGCAAATGAATGGAACCTAACCTGTGGGAGAAAAGAATTGAACCCAGATAATATCGTAATTTCACAAGACGAATATTCCGATTACAAGAGTGGGTGGCAGAGGGTTCACGATGTTTGCGTCACGAAGATTGGAAACAGGAATCTCGTGGATGAGTTAGGGGCAGTTCAATGTATTGGATACTGTTCGTATGACATTTCAAACGCCCCTAAAATCGGGCAGTGGATAAACGCGAAAAACGAGATGCCAGATGAATACAATCCGTATGTTATTGGATTTAGCCAAGACGAGTATGACGTTGAGATTGTTGGATACAAGCAGGATTTTGGCGAGTGGCGAGATAAAAGCGGAAAACCGCACAATATTACATATTGGATGCCGTTGCCTGAACCTCCTGTAAAATATTGAAATAACAAAGGGGCAATATATGGAAAATTTCTATTGGGTCGGAATCGAGTACGATGATGATAAAAAATGCGGTCGCCTTCAAACTCCGCTCGTTTTGTTTGCAAACAGCAAAGAGGAAGCAAAAGCAAGAATTGAGCGAGAAGTTCCTGGAAAGTTCTCCGTTGTTAACGTGGTGGAACTCGATAAGAGCCTTGTATTCCATCTATAAGATTTATTTGATATAAAAGAAAAATCTGTGCTTTGGGAATAAGGAGGGAGAGATTATGCGCACATACAAGCCACACAAGCATAGGAGCAAAGAGGAACAAGCCAAAATAAACGCAGAGGTGGCAAAACGTAAAGCAAAACTGGCTGAAAAGTACAACACTGACACTCAATATTACAAAGGCATTCCTGTTGAGCTGATTGTAAGAGAGGACTACGGTTGCTACAAAGCAAAACGTTTCAAAATCAATGGAAGCAATCAAAACGTGTGGATTCCAAACTGCTATCTTGAAGATGACGGAACAATCAAGGCAAATATGAACATTGATTTTGTATTCCGTAAGTCTGTAAACCAGTTAAACAAAGCGGGAATCACGCAAGCGATTATTGGTATCAAACGTAAAATGCCGGAAGCAGATGTGCCAAATCTCGAAAGCACAATGCAAAAAATCGGAGATACAAGAACTTGATAAAGCACAACCCACTGTGTAGCCGCAACGCCTGCACAGGGGAGAAAGGAAGAACATGAACGATAAAACTTCACTCGAAAGCCTGACTTGCAGAGAAAAAGAAAAATTTGCGGTTGGTTTTAGATGCCAATGTTGCGGCACAGTTGCTTGGGTAAAAGGAAAGGATTTGAATATAGAAGAAAAATTCATGGGCAGGCGGTTCATGGATGGAAGCTATGTTTGGATTTGCCCGATGTGCAAGTTCGGAATGGAAAGCATCACCTTTGCTCCAGTCGAAAATATTTTTGACGAATAGCAAAAACAAACCCCTGCGCAACCGATCAAGGCTACACAGGGATTTTCTTTACTTATCAGCAATGCAATCCCAGTAGAGATATGCCTTGCCATCTGCGGCATCTGCGTCCTCAAGGAACGCCTTTGCCATGTCAGCGTAGAAGCCCGGAGTGTCAACGGACTGGCGCTTTGCGACCTGACAATAATCCGAGTACATCATGTTCATGACAGCCCAGAAATCGTTCGGGTCACAGGTAATATTGCGCTGTTTCGCAACGTCCTGCGTCTGTTCCAGCGTCCAGTGACAGCCCTTTGTGCCGTCAGCGTTCACCATGCTGTCGCACCATTCCTCCGCTTCATCGTGGGTGAGGTGCTGGCGCGGCATCTTGATGGAGCGGCTGTCCGCACTGCCATGTTCGTACTGTCCAGACCGTTTATCCCAGTCGCCGTTCTGCGAGAAGCCGATTTGCGGCATCCTGCGCCCGTTCTCTACGTCAGGGTAGCGGGGGATAGGGTAGGGGCCGATGTAGCGGTTCTCCTCCTGCGGATAGTAGGGGTAGCGGTCATTGCCGTCTTCCAGCTTGCGCAGACGGCGTTCCAGCTCACGCTCCCTTCGGTCACGTTCTTCCTCAAGGCGGTCACGTTCCGGCTCACGATCTTTGTCGTGGTCACGGAGCATCATCATGCGGCGAAAATTGTTCTTGCCCATAATCTATACCTCCTCAAGAAATGGACGCGGGCGCACCGGCGTGGGAACGGCAGAAGTAGCCAAGATACTTGAATGTGCCGGTTCCGGTCGCAGACGTTGCCACACGGGTAGCGTAACGGGTGCGAGTGTGGATACTCTCAGCGGTTGCCTGAGCGCAGTTGCAGTCGGTCAGAGGGTATGCGGTCGCGCCTGCGCCAATGGTGATGACAACAGGGGCGTTGATGGTGGTCGTGTCCGGGATGCTCTGGGCAACCACGATGCAATACTTCTCTCCGTTCTGGTAAGAGCCAGCAGGGATGTTGATGGTCAGCGTATCGTTGGCGAACGTGACCGCCTGACTGATGACCAAGTGCGGGCAGAGTTTGCAGCTTGTTTTGCAAGCCATAATATTTTCCTCCTAAAAAATCAGGGGCAGAGGTGTCTTACCCCTGCCCCGATGGTTCACCCGGTGTTATCGGGGAGTGTGTTGGTTAGCAGCAGCCGCAGCAGTTCACGCCCACGTTGGGGTTTGCCACCTGATAAGCGGGAATCGGACGAGGATTGACCCGGTTCAGGATGGTATCAGTCTGCTGGGACATCACGGTGGTCAGAAGCGCATTCTGACGATCCTGAGAAGCCGCGAACTTCAGGCTCTGGTTCTCAGCGGTCAGAGTGGCGATCTTATCCTGCGTGAAGTAGTCCATCATGCTACGGAAGTTGGCGTTGCAGTTGTCCACGATGGCGCGGGCGTTGTCCGCGATAGCCTGCCGGGTGGCACAGTCTTCCGTTGCGATGGTATACTTCAGGTCGCCGATCAGCTGCTTGTTCTCGCAGCAGCAAGACGCCAGCTGCGTGGCGAGTGCGGTCTGGCCAGCCTGCCGAGCGTTGCCCTCCTGCATGATGGCAAGGCTGACGGCGTTGTCGCCGTTAGACACGCTGCGTTCCAGACCGTTCACGAGCTGTGCGTTCTGGTAGCCAAGCTGACAGATGGCGCTATTTACGCCCGCAAAGCCGTTCGCAATGTTGGCATTGATGCCGTTGATCTGCGCCAGCTGGTCATAGCCCAGAGAGCAGATACCGCTCTGGATGCCCGCCAGAGAACGGGAGGTATCCTGCTGATAAAAGCCCTCAGACAGAGCCGCGCGGGTGTCTGCGCCACCCTGACCAGTTGCGCCAGTGCCGACCAGATAGGGGATGTAGGCGTTCATGCCGTTGTCACCGCCGTTCCGGCCATAGCCGTTTGCGCCCCAGCCGAAGATGATAGCGAGGATAATAACAGCCCACAGACCTTCGTTGCCGAAGAATCCGCCGTTGTTATTGCCGCCATCCTGCCCAGCCAGATAGCCAGTTGCAAAATCGTCCATAACAAAACTCCTTTCAGTTTTGCGTTATGCCATCCCACCGCCGTATGCGATGGGCGAAGCCAAACAAAAGCGGTTTTTGTCAAGTCCGCAAAACTGAGAAGCGTTTCGCTTAGAGGAATGCTTATTTTAGGATTGTTAAGTCAGCTTGGAGTGTTGTCTTTTTTATCTTTTGGGTCATCCCAATTTTTGCTGGCAGCACCGAAAATAAATCCAAACATTAAAGGAACCCATATTTTGTCATTTCCACACAGATTGTTGATGTCAAAATCTTCTTCGGAATGGCTGTTTTCAAAATCATCCATTGCAAAGTCTCCTCACTTCGGAAGCGTCAGGTTCAGGACGCTTGCCAGCTGGTTCAGGTCGATGCCACGCTCTTTGGCGAGGTTCTGCGCCATCGTCCTGAGCTGTGCTTCGTTCTTGCCCTGAATCAGGTTCAGACCCTGCATGATAGGGGCGCTCTGCCCACCCAACTGCTGGATAAGCCCCATCGGGTTTTGCCCGGCGCGAGCCAGATTTGCAAGCTGCATGATAGGGCTGTGAGTAATCATATCAAACGGAGAGGACATTCTTTATTCTCCTTTCTTTGCGGTGGCAGCGGGCTTAGAAAAGCTTTTCTGCCACTTTTCCAGCTCATCCAGACGGTGGACGAGGGTGTTGTACTGCTCAATAGGCACATATTGCTGTGTCGGTGCAGCGGTCTGCTGTGCCTGTTGTGCTTGCATCTGCCGCCATGCTTCCGGGCTGTAGAACTCTAACACGTCAGATTCGCAAGTGTTTGGGTTCAGACGTTTGCAGTAGATGACCCCACTACGCAAATCCGGGCAATACGTCCATCTTCCGTACAGATCAGACGGTATCGCCAGAAATTCTTCCCTGCTGGAAACAGGTCTGCCAAGCAACCAGCCGCCGTCCTGTGCCGACTGCTGAACAGGCTGCTGCCCATTCATCGGCTGCGGACGCTGCGGTTGTGCCTGTTGCATCTGCGTATTTGGCAGGGGAGTGGCAAGCCCTACTGTACCCATGCCGCCGTAAGGATTGACAGGCTGCTGCGGAACGTAAGGCGCTCCGGGTGTCGGGTAATAGCTCATAATACATCCCTCCTTGTGCTCCCAGTGTACCGCATAGGCAAAAAACGAAGGACAACGAAAGTACAACGAAGGACAAAAAAATCTTGGTTAAACATTGCTTAAACTTGATTAGAGCTTGATTAGAGCTTGATTACTGTGAGCAAAAAAGAAAAGCGCCCACACGGAAAAATCCGCATGAGCGCTTAACTGTTAAGGGCTTCACATTGGAAGCAAAAATAAAATATCACGTTTTGACTTGCAAGACAAGAGCTTCGACAAAACTAGTGTAAATAAAACAAAAAAAGCCCCACCATGATACGCATCGTTGAGAGGCTTGATGGGTTCAGATATCCATCCTAATGCGCTTCTTCGAGAGGCCGGGTGGATTTGTTGAGATAATTATACCACAATCCGTGCAAAAAGAAAAGCGGCAGACCCGAAAGCCTGCCGCTTCAATGCGCTTCACAAGAAAACGCACCCAATTAAGATTATTGTATCACACATCCAGTATTTTATCAATGATTTTCAACCTATTGCCGATTGATGTCCGACAATACGGCACACGCGCTGCAATATCAACTTGGCATAGCTGGTCAACGTACCGCAACCGGGCGATTTTCCGGTCATACCTCCCAAGCGGCGCACGTTTTATCACAGCTTTTATCTGTTCTGCATTAAGCCCTTGCAACGCTGGCGGAAAGACTACACGAGCCGCCGCCACAGGCAGCACCGAGCCAGAAAGGCTGCGGCAGTTGTCCAGCGTTGCGCACCATTACGGGGGCGTTACCGAGATGGCATGTTTTCGTGAAGCCACGAAAGCATACGCAGACCATTTTCGTGATGTTACGAAATTGCTCTTGTGCGGCGAACATTTTGTTGGTGTCAACAAAATGCTCGTATGTAGTGCTACTCATGATGTTACTCCTTGCTATCCAAAACGGTTACTGCGTACACGCGGAGGTTTTCCAACTTTTCGATAACAGCCTTATAAGTTGCTTCCGTTGCGATGTGAGCGATGCGCTCCAGCTCGTTGTTCTCCTTTGATGCAGCGATAATTTCATCCGCAGATATGCGTTTCATGGATTCAATCAGATCGAGCAAATCTTCAATATTTACTGCGTTCATGCGTTATGTCTCCTTACTGCGTAATTTCCTCAGCGTTCGCCTTGTCCTTCGCATCCAATGCGTCGTAGTACGCCTGCGCAAGGGCTTCCACCTCTGCGATGTCGTCCTCCGTCAGCAGACCGCTGTCCAGATGGGTGTACGCTTTATCCAACCAGTATGCCACGTCGCGTCTTGCAGAAATCTCCCTTTTGATGGAGCACAGGGTCAGGTCGTGGCGGGCTTCTTGTCTGCCAATGCCTTTTTCATCATGCTGACGGCCTTTTCGATCACGCTGTCCAGCACTTCATCGGTGATGAAAGGCTTCAGCCAGTCCGGCAGAGCGCCGCGCAGCGCGGCAAAGACCTGTGCCTTTTTCTTTGCGCCCTGACCGCTGCCCATGATGCTGTCCTCGGCGATGGTCACGAGTTCCAGCGCCCAGTCCTTGACGTACTGCTTGTAACCCAGCCGGATGGCACCTACGGCCAGCGCGGCAAAGCCGATGAGCATTAGTACCAGTGCGATGGGTGCGGGGATAAAGTTAAACATTGCTTCCATGATTTGTTACTCCTTTCAGCAGGTAGTTGTTGATATCGGATTTGCTTTTTTGCATACCTTCGCGGTTATTGCCGGACAGTTGCGAGTCCAGAAGATTTTGCACGCCAACAAGGACGAGACGCATCTCTTCATCGAGGCCGTCAAAGCGGCGCAGGTCTCTTGCAAGGGCCTGTGCGTGCTGAAGCTGTCCCTGTTCCAGCACGCCAAGTCTTTTTTCGAGCGTATCCATTCGCTTGTTCTGCGCATCGTCGGGGGCCTGCGCCTTTTTGATGTACTTGTGGATGATGTCCAGCACCTTGTCGATGGTGATGGCCGCAGCGCACAGGCTGCCCAAGATGCCCAGCACCCACAGTAAAGCTTCTTTTTCGGTCATTTACCCTCCCGGAGACGGGTCAGGCCCTTCTTGCTGATGATACCCGCATAGTCCTTGTATGCGTGGGACATGTCCACGTTGGTGGTCACACCGGGTACACGGGCCTTGCTGGTATACTGCCACATGCCAAAGGGCCAGCCGGGAGCGGGCTTCTTCGTCCGGTAGGCAGCCAGCCACACGTCGTATGGCTTCAGGGCTGCGCCGCCCATGTCCAGGAAGGTGCTGCCGAACCACAGGCCGGTGTAGAGCAGAGCGTACATGCCCCAGCTTTCCACCGTGCCCAGCATGTAAGCTGTCAGGTCGGTCAGCGCATCCTTGCCCAGCGGCTTCTGCACCTCGTCCTCGATGTCCACGGCCACCGGCAGCTCAAAGCTCCGGCCGGTGAGCAGCTTCTTGAAGTAAGCCAGCTCCTTGTCGGCCTGTTCCCGGTTGACCGCTTTAAAGTAGCCATACACGCCGCAGGGTATGCCCAGCCGCTTGCACTCGCTGTAATTGCGAGCAAACTGCGGGTCGGTGTAGGGGGCACTGGGCCTGCCCGCTGCACTGTTGCCCATGGCGCGAATCATTACGCCGTCCACCTTGCCGCTTGCCTTGACCTTGTCCCAGTTGATCGTGCCCTGATGCCGGGACACGTCCATGATTTCAGCCATAGCGTCCTCCTTACTGCGTGATTTCCTCAAAGCCGCTCTTGATGAGAATTGCCTTGACCTTTTCCTTCAGCAGGCGGGGGCAGCGCTCATACAGCGCCTTTGCATCCTCCATAGTCTCAGCAGACATAATTTCCTGTGCCCACAACATAGCCATCATAAATACCATCCTTTCGATTCTTTGTGTGATTTTATGCATAAACAATCTCGCTCATTTCAAGCAAGCACTGTTTCAACATCTCGTTTTCTTTTTGCAGCGCCGCCACCGTTTCCGGCAGCTTCTCCCGGGCTTCGGCCTTTTTGCGTGCTTCTTCTTGCGCGGCTAGCTCTTCGGCGGTGTAGCGGATGTACTTCTGGATGGGCACCTGTTCAGTCCATGCGGCCTGCGCCTTTACGCCGGGGCGGTCAACGACCTTCTGCACATCCTTGCCACCGTTCGGATACTCGGTCACTGTCTCCCAGTGCCACTGCTCTTCCACGCCCTCTACGGCGGGGTGGGTGATCTCTTCAGTGCTGGTGGTCAGATACCCAAGCGTCAGGTCCGGGTTTTCCACGACCGCACCGTTCTCGTCAATGATCTTCATGGTTCAAAACCTCCTTTCTCATGCCACGCGCTTCCAGATGTGCACATAGTAGGCGGCGGGCTGCACGGTATAGCTGCGACCGTAAATCGAATTCGAGCGGGAAGCATCAAAAGAAATATCATATGCCGACCCTTCATATCCAGCATATCCACAAAAAGGAGAGCTAACCTCTGTAACTGCCAAAGCACCTATTGACGATATGGCGTTTTTATTACCGCGAAATGGTGATGTTTTACCGTTATTTGAGGTTTCGCTTAAACTGCCTGCAATGTTCGGCAGTCCGGCCTCCACGGTGGTGCCCGCTGCGTGGGCGTAGGATGCACCCATCAGCACCCGGTTCTGCGCAATCTCCTGCCAGCTGCCGCCGAACAGTGCGGCGGGGCTGGTGGGGTCGGTGCTCTGGTAGATGCTGCCCACCGGATGGTCTGCAAGCTTTTGCGCTTCAAGAAGCCTGTTTACTTGTTCCCGTGTGTAGTAGTCGGATAAATCAGCTTTTTGCACGCTGTCCTTCCACGCGCCCGTGTCGCTGTCCCACGTCCAGATGGTGTCGGTCGTGCCGACCACTGCCCACCAGCCGTTTTCGCCCACCGGCACAGCAGTCTTGAGGGCTTCCGGCGTGGCGTACCAGCCCTGTGCACCGATGGTGATAGTGCGCACCTGCTCAAAATACTCTTTGGTCCCTTGCAGGTTTTTGGCAGACTCCGTCTCGGACACTTTCGCATTTTTTTCGCTCTTCGCTGCATTTGACGCACTCGTGACTGCTTTGTCAGAGTATTCTTTCAAATCGACCTTAACAGCGTTCGCAGCATTTGCAGCCGCTTGTTCTGCTTTAGCCTTTTCGGATGCAGCAGCATGCGCTGCCGAAACGGCTTCTTCCTTTGCGTTAATTGCGCCCGCAACGGTACTCAGCTCGTTTAAGGTGGATGCATTGATTGGCGTTCCTTCTTTTGTTGGCTCGTCATTTCGGATAAGAGTGACAATTTCGGATGTTCCATCCGATTTTACCATTGTCCACCGACCCGGATATTTCGCCACACGGTCTTCAAAAACCATATTGTCCATCTCCTGTCATGTATTCGCCGGAAAACGTAACGTATGTTTTAGCAAGCGTTTCAATGTCGAACAAAATTTGCTCGATTTGATTCATCCTTGAAAAATCGAGTTTATTCATGCTTTCTGGCGTATCTGCAATAGCAGATGGGCCAGAGCATTTAGTGCGAATGGAGTTGATGTTAGAAAGCCAACGTGTTGCATCGGAGATTTTCATATATCCATCGACTGTCCAATCAGTCCGAACAGAAACAGACGCGCCAACAATGGAGCCGAGCTCTTGAATACCGGATTCAATGCGGTTAAAATCCGTATAGTTTAAAGCGCCCTTCATTCCAGCAAGCCATTCCGATTGTTCGACTTTTGTCCACGTGCCTGTTCTCGCCTTTGCGGTAATTTCTTTCACGCGGTCAACATCTGATTGCGTTCGGTCTGTAATCCAACGAGCCATAAATTATTTTTCCTCAACTCTGTTTTGATACCCGATAGGCAAATTGCTCGGAACGGTAAACATGTAATGATAGCAATTGCGGCCATCGTTGCCAGAACCGATACAATCATAAAAAAATAATTCGTCTTTGTCATCATAACTGCCAAGATGTGCTCTGTCCCAATACTTTGAAACAACGATAGAACGATAATAGATATCCCCAACAGAAGGGCCCATGCCCCAATATTCAAGATGGGTAATGGGAGTTCTCGTCCACTGCTCATACGGGCTGTAAACGTTTCCGACAGTAAAAAAAGGATTTCTCAGAAGTTCTTTTGCTGTAGGGAGCGGACTTCCTTCTGCGTTGCATCCATAACCCCAAATTTCGTTAATATCACTACTGTTATCAGGAAATCCGTAGTATATTTCTTTTGCGGAAGGTAAAAATATACTGCGAGATAGAGTAGACACAGCAGAAGGTACGTAATTGTCAGAATTATCTTTTTTGAACGCGGGGGTATAATAAAAAGTAGTTTCGCCGATTTTTTTCTGCATAAAATCAGAAAAAGAATTTTTTATGTTTCCGTTTAATAAGGCATCAATACTGCTTGTCGAATACTCTGCGGGAGTTGTCATTTTGCTATCCCACGCAATGTTTTCTGTTTTCGCGTCTTTAAGCGCAAGAAGCGTTCTTCCTTTGCCATTTAATTCCGGTTCGTAATTATGTTTTGAGACAAGAAAAGCAGTATAAACGCCAGCGACGGAGATATAAACGGTATCACCTTCTTTGAGGTTAGAAATCTCTTCCGCAATCGTAGTAGCGTTGCAAGAAGCAGAAAGACTTGCGACTGTAGCTGTGATCGTTGCCTTTCCGCTGTGTAAATACGTGACGTTGCAGACAGATACGCCGCGTTCGTTCTTGATGACATTCAGATCAACGATACCAGCAGGAGATGCATTCCAAACAATAACAGGGGAATCGGCAGATGCGGGGGTAAGCGTTGCAGTGAGCGTGATCGTGTCGGAAGGATGTAAGTAGATCTCAGAAGAGTCGATTTGTAACGAATCAACGTCTTCAATCATATACCCGGTAACGGAACCCTTGAAGCTGCCATTAAACGTGTAAGAAACGTCCGTAATCAGTAAGTTAGAAGAATATCCAAACTGATGATTGAGCTTGACAAAATCAAGAGCATCGTTGTGTGGGCTGGCACGATAAGACAGGGTGGCTTTTCGACGGTTAGAAAGCACTTTATAGCTTTCAGTTAGAACATTTTTTGGCTGAGAGACGATGGAAGAAGAGATAAGCGCATTGTTTACACTTTGCGTAACTCCATCGCCAGTAGCACCGTTCGGATACAATGACGAAACTCCATTTAGAGAGTAAGAGATGTTTTTTAATTTATTAGAAAAAGTGATTTCCGGATACTGATAATCATTGATTTCAGTGATTTCATAAATGTCGGACTTGTTTTCAGGAAGGTACGGAACCCGGTCAATCCGAATCTCACCGCTTCTTGTCTGATACAAAGCCATACCGGCTGCGTTAGCGGAAAGTTGCAGCACATCAGCGTTTTTATACGAAGAATTTCCGTTACTAAAATCAGCTGTATAATCCTTCAAAGATTCATTGATGTAATAGCTAATACCGGAAACATCAAGAAGTTCCAAAGCGTCATAACACATTTCGTATAAAGTTCCGCTTTTCCTTCCGGTGTATAGCGAATCGATTAAAAACGCCAAAGCATCGCGAGCTTCAAAGGAAGCAGTAATGCCATTAGAAGGAATACTCCAACTAGAAAGGTAAAACTTACCTCCGTTAATCCATTCAGTCTGTCCGTCCAAGTCCATGCCATACTTTACAAAAACAGCTTGGCGTTCATACAAATACTTGTAAAGGCCGTCTGGGTTGATAGGATTCCATTTTTGGTCGCTGTTATCAACGGAAAAAGAAATTGAATCCTTGGAAAGTTGACCGGAAATCGGGTCTCGCTTTGATTTATGGGAATACGACAGAAGGTCTGTTTTGCTAAATTTCACACGTTGTCCAAATTCCACTTGCGAGATACGAGCTCTTCGGTTTGGAATACACCATTCAAGAATTTCAATAATAACCAAATCATAATTGGAAATCTCAAATTCAATTGAAGTTTCGGTGGAATCGTTGTTGTCAATTTGCTTTTCCAAAAGAAGAGCGGTTCCTTTGTAAGCGGAAACTTTAAATGATTTTGCCCATTCATTTAAAATTTCAGACCAAATGATTGTCAGACCCGGTATTTTTTCTTCGTGGCTTTTACTAAAAGAAAATGTGATGGTTGGATGATTGGAGCTTGATACGCATTCACCGCTTACATAGCCGCATTCTTGATACGGTTCAGAATCCGGAACGATACCAAGATTTCCATCTAAAACCCAAAAATTAGTTTCAGCAGTCGCATAATTTTCGGAAACGGAAATGTCTAGATCAGTAATGGATGCCACGTTGCTAAACACGGTTTGCGAACCTGAACTTGCAATAGCGTCCGTTTGCGCCGCATCATCAGCTGCATGATAAGTAATCTGAATAAAAGTTTCGGGTACAAGCGTATTATTATATTGTGAAAGCCACTTATCGGACGGCTTTACAGACATATAAAATCACCACCTTTAGACCTCAACCAGGCTCAAAGAACAATCCGTCCAGCCCATCACATTTCCGGTGTTTGGGCCCCTTCGCCACATTCCGGCTGTTCGGTCGGAAACATACATCTGACGTGTGGAATAAGAAGCTGTTGCTTGATTGTAAAATCGTACCGTGCAATAAAAGTTTGTAGTGAATGGGCCGATAACGGAAGCCCATTGTTTTGCGGTAAGGTATTTCCACTTGAGAGCCACTTTTGCAACATCGTGTCGAACCACAGAGCCAACAACCTTGCCTTGCACGTTTCTGCCAGAATCAACGATGGTTGAAGTCGTTGCGCTATAAGAGGAAGGCTCTGGCAAATCTACGCCGTTTACTGATACAAGAGCTTGCATAATTCACCGTCCCTTCTTTAATAGCTATACACTTCCGTACCCATGATTTGCACGCCACGGTCAGCCTGCTGCTTTTCGACCGAAGCAGTAATCTGCTTTCCGTCGATGAATAGCCTGACTTCCTTACCACCGGTAATTTCGTCGCCATAGCGTTGGAAGATATCAAGAAATGCATTGTAGCAGCCATCATGAACTGCGCTCCTCAAGTCGGATGCGCTTACTCCACTTGTAGAAGAGCTTGGATAGTAACTTCCAGTAGATGTCGTAGACCCGGTAGAGGAATCATATCCGCTTGTTCCAGGATAGCTGGAATAATCTTGGTTCACTGAAGATCTGGATCCGCCTAAACTTGCAACAATACCAGCAATTGCGGCGGCGATTGCAATTCCGCCAGCAAGCATCAGCACACCCGTTGGGATTCCTAAACTTGTCAGGACACCACCAATCGATTCCAGCATGCCCATAAAAGCGCCGCCAATAGATGTGATTACCCCAGCAACGCCTGTTAAAATTTCAGGGAATTTACTAACGAGACCTCCAAGTAATCCGTTGCTGATAGAAAAGCCTGCATTTGTAAGTGGAACTTTTAAGCTGGAAAATCCATTGTAAATTTTTTGCCCCAGCTGAGATACGCTTTTTACAATATCCCCAAAATTATTGGTAATGCCTTTCCAGATGTTTTTGCCAATTTGCAATGCAGAATCAAATAGCGTTCCGGCTGCTTTCTTTAGAACGTCAGATAGTTGAGAGATCAAGTCTGCTGCATACGTTTTTACCTCGGAACGATTTTTTTCTCCCATTGCTTGCCAAATAATAGCAGCAGCAGTTGTTCCGACCGTTTTCAAATCTCCGCTCTGCACAGCATTCCAAAGATTCTGTACTGTGCCGAAGAAGTCATTCTGCAAGCCGGAATCAAGTTCCTGCCACTTGCTGTCCAGACCGTTGAAGAAACCATCAACAAAATTCGTTGCGGTGGTCGTGCCATAGTCAATCATCTCGTTGCCCTTCTGCTGAACAACGTTTGCCAGATTAGTCATAGCCTGTTCAACGTAAGGAAGTGCTGCAGTGATACCGTTTGCAAGGCCTTGGTCGATGTAGATACCGAACTGTTCAAAGACTTTAGAAGGAGAGTGGATGCCAGTATCTGTCGTGAACTTATCTAGAATAGCCTTTGCAAGTCCACCAACAGTTTTCTTTGCATTCTCAATTCCTTTGTTGATACCATCAATCAAGCCCTGAACGATGTTTTTGCCATAGTCCAAAAATTTTGCAGGGAGATTTTTAATTGTATCAACCAAACTGTTCCAAGCCTTGTCCCAGTTTTCTTTGAATCCGGCCCACTTCTGGTTCCACCACTCGCCAACACCAGCAAACCACTGCTTTAAGCCTGCGCTTGCTTGGTTAAGCGCCTGAATTGGATGCTGAACAAATCCGGGCAAGCTGTCCCATGCAGTCTGAAAATTAGCGCTGAACCCTTGCCACTTTTCATTCCACCACTCGCCAACGCCGACAAACCAGTTTTTTAAGCTCTCGCTTGCCTTGTCGAGAGATTCTGTAATTTTGTCCCAGTTTTGATAAATCGCAATTCCGACATCGGTCAGACCACCAACAATCAAACCAATCAGCGTACCGATGCCTGTACCAATCGGGCCACCAAGAGAACCGATAATTGCACCAATGCCTGCGCCAGCCATTGTCGAGCCAAGCGGAATCAAAATTCCGTTTAACGTGTTTAAGCCATTCTTGACAGCATCGTAAACGCCCGTTACAAACATAGGTATGCCGGTTACTACTCCGCCAACTGCTGCTCCAATAATCGCGCCAGCAGTAGAGCCACCAGCCGCTTTAATGGCCGCTCCAACAGCAGTATTGCCAAAGCCGGTCACGATAAACTGAGCAATTCCTTTACCGAGAATGGCTGCGCCTGTAGTTCCAATCAAAGCACCAAGAACAATTTCGGCGAAATTTTTCCCATTTACGCCATTTTTAATCGCGTCTTTAATGCCTGTAATTTCAAGAACGACACCTACTGTAAAAACGCCAAGACCCAAAACAATGGATTTCAATGCGTTCATTTTGGAAATAGCATCCACAATATCCGTAATAAGATTTGTGAGCTTCCAAGCAGCAAGGGCGGTTGCTACAGTCGCTATAAGAGGAAGCATAGCCTTGATTTTCTGCTTGATAGCATCAATCTGCTTTGCAAACTCTTCGTTGTACTGCTTGAACATATCGTAGCCGGACAGGTCTACATCGCCCAAGATGTTGCCGGCAGATGCACCGCCGCCAGAGCCGGAGCTTCCTTGTGTTGGGTCAATGATGTTCAGTTCATCAAAACCCATCGTGTAATCCTTGAGAGCTTTGGCGGCTTTCTTTGTCGAATCGGTTGTGTCATCCATTGCGTCACCGATGCCGCCAACGCTGCCAGCACTCTTAGTGAAATCGGTGAACACGACCTTCACGCCCATCAGCTTTGCCACCCACTGAACGAACTCCCGAATGAGCTGAACGGCGGCAATCAGCGGGGGAAGAATAGATTTCATGGCAGGGTAGAGCAAAGAGCCAACAGACTTCGCCAGCATATCCAATTGCGCTTTCAGAATCTTAATCTGGTTCGCAGGGCTCTGGATGGTCTGTGCAAGGTTGCCCTGCACGTTGGCAGTCTGCTTCATAATGGCAATGTAACGCAAAACTGCCTTATCTGCCTGAGACAGGCTAGAAACCTGTTTGTTAAAGCCTAAAGCAAGAAGCTCCTGCTGCAACCGTGCCTGAGACAGATCAACGCCCAAACGGCGAATAGGCTCAATCTCGCCAGAGATTGCGGAGGACATTGCGGTAAAGGTCTCTGCAACGTTTTTGTTCCAATAGGAACCTTCGTCATAGGCAAGCTGGGTCAGATTCTTGGACAGAATATATGCTTTGTCGCTGGTCAGACCAAACGAAGTACCCAAGCTCTGGATGGTAGCCATGTAGGTCATTGCTTTGGTCGGATCAACGCCAAGCAAACCCTGCATCTTGCTAATGAGCGTATCGGCTTCACCGCTCAGATTGCCCATAGCATTATGAAACAGATCTGTTGCTTCATAGAAGTCATTGAACTTCGCAACAGCGTTGCCAAGATACTCAGCGATAGCTTTCAACGAAACCAGCTTTGCCATGTTCCGCATAAAGCCGTTCATCTGATTGGACAGGCTGAGATAGCTCTTGCGCTGCTTTTCGTTGGCAGCAGTCACACGATTTGCCTGTGTAACCACCTTGCTCAACTGCGGAGGGAGCTTTGCAAATGCATTGCCCACCTTGTCAAGCTGAGATGCAAGGGGAGCAAGAGCAGCAGAAATCTTCTGACAAGAGCTTGCAAAAGAATCAAGGTCTGTTGCTTTCAGCTTGTCGGTCAGATCAGGAACCTTTCCGATTACATTGAAAGCGCTGCCAAGAGCTTTAAGGTTCGATGCGTCCAGAATAGACAGCGGAGCCAAAGCGTTAGTGAGCTGAGTAATGCTTCCAGACATGGAGTAAAAGTCAACGCCGTTCAAGCCAGACACAGCAGCAGGAATCTTCTTGATTGCGTTCACGACCGTGTTGATGCTCTTTGTGCTTGCAGTCGTGTTGACATTGGAAAGCCCATTCAGAAAGCTGGTGATTTTGTCCAGCCCGGACATTCCAGCGGATGCCTGTTTCAGCGTTGCAATGGAACCGGCCAGCTTGTCAAGGCTGTTCACAACCTTTGTGACGTTGCCTTTCGTCCGCAAATTAGAAATGGCGGTAGCGAGCTTGTCGATATTAAGCTCTGCGCCCTGCGATTCCGCAGAAATCTCTACGGATAAGCTCGTAATATCAACATCAGCCATCACTACCACCATCACTTTCCATCATAGAGAACATCATTCTCTTGATTCGCTCCTGCGCCTCAACTGCGCGTTGGTATTCATATTCGTCTTTCTCCTTTTGAGTAAGGGGAATCGGTCTATCCATGTACTTGATGGGCTTAGACCCTTTCTTTCGGAACATATTGCCAACCGTAGAGGAAAGCGCAGATGCCATGTAAAAGCCATTTCTCCATGCTTCTGTGTTGGCTCTGCGTTCCCGTAGTTCCTCTGCGTCACGGTAGACCTTTGCCAGCCAGACATCACCGTGCCAGAACTGGTCGTATGTCATGCCAATGGAGATGTAATAGGCTTCTACATCGTGGAACAGCTTAGAGAAGGAGAATGGCTCCCCCTCTCCGTCTGTTTCTTGAGATTGTGCAGTTACACAATCTCCCACGTTGCGTTTTTTGCAGTCTTGTCCTCAGTGTCAGTTGCCAGCAGAGACTTGGAAGCGTCCATGAACATTTCAAGCAGAACGCCCATCAGGTCTTCCTTATCCTCGATGTGCTGGAACATCTCGTCCACGACCTTGCGTTTGATGCCCTTGTTCCGTGCGATGAAAGCGCCGTAGAACAGGGCACGAGAGTTAGACAGCAGATTGGTCATCTGGGTGTACTGGCCAATCTGAAAACCTGCACGTTCGGTAGCTTCCACGCTGTCACGGGTGAAAGTCAGTTCATAAGTGTTCTTGCCATCGGGGGAATGAAAGTTAATAACCTTAGCAGCCATAATAAATGCTCTCCTTTATAAATAGGAGCAGAACCAAATCCGTTGTTCAGTTCTGCCCGGTTTGATTGATTCGATTTTTGCGGTTTAGCCGCCATTGACAGTCAGGGTCTCGCTGAACTCGGGCTTCTTGGTGAAAATGCAGTTGATGGTCATTTCAACAACCTCGTCCACACCGAAGCCGGACAGACCAACCTGATGCATACCCTGCCAAGTGAAGCCGGAGCCGTCCTGCATTTTCAGGGCGTAGTACTTTACGGCGTTGCTCTCGGAAGTCTCATCATAGCCAGCCTCCTTGACCTTCTTGTAGTCAGTCTTGTTGTAGTTGGCAGTAAAGGACTTGGTGTCACTCTGGATAATGCCAAAGATGTTGACCTGCATGGGGTCGGACAGGGTGGTGGCATCCAGAAGGTTTGGCTCAGAGATCAGGTCGGGCACATCCTTGATGTCGCACAGCTTCGTCAGAGCGGTTGCGCTGTCGCCACAATACAGGGTGGTATTCAGACCGGAGATAGCAGTACTCATAGAATGTTTACCTCCTTAGTTTCGGTAAATCATTCCGTCCTCTCCGATTGTTGCCCCGTAGCTGCAATCAATCCGATAGACGGAATTGTTGTACAGCCCATTCAACGGGGCAAACGACTTTCGATAGAAATTGAGCGGTTCCAATACGGAATCCACAATATCCAAAATGTAACGTGCTTCTGCAATGCGTCCGCTTGTTTTGTTGGAGTAGACGCGCACACGCAAGGAAACAGCGGCGTATTTGCTGTGGTTTGCAGAATCACGGTGCTTTGGGACATTGCTGTTTTCTTCTATTTGCACACAAGGAAACTTTTTGACGTTGCTGTCATTGATTTCACCAGTAACGAAGATGTCGGGAACTTGCTTTCGCAGTTCCTTAGCAACAGCCGTGAAAATGGAATTGAAATAATCGATCAACTATTCCAAACCTCCCTCCACGTTACTTCGACCTGAGAAGCCATTTCTTCAACAGCTCCCCACATAGCCATAGCTGCATCGTTGCCATCGGTGTAATTTAACTGGCCTTTTCCATCCACCTGTTTGACAGGTGTGCCAGCATTGCCGGATTCGCCGTAGTAGTACCATCTGCGGTTTGCGCCTTGCCCTTTGCCGTAGGAGCCATGTGCACCAACACCGGGCGGTAGTTCTCCGCCATATCCGTTGTGATGTGCGCCAGTGCCAAACTCGATGAACGCAACTGCCTTTCCGTGCGCTACGATTGCAAAGCCATTTGGCGTTTGTACCGGGTCGTGCTCAACTGTTACGTCATTGTCTCCAGCATACTGTGCGTTAGCAAACCGCACAGTCGCAACGTCAATGCCTTTTTGCGCCAACGCCTTTGCAAACTCCTGCGCCTTTTTGTTCAGGGTGGCCTTGTGCTCCTGTATCTGACGTTCCGCATCACGAAGTCCGGCATCGCTCAACCTCACTTTAATTTTCACTTGCAGCCACCTCTTTCAGCGCATACAACGTATCCGTGATATGCTCTGCGACCTTGACCACAGTGTAATTGAAGGGCTTTGAAACGTCTGTCTGAAACCAGACGTGTGTGCCTTCATAAAGCCGTGTGTTGCGCTTTTTGCTGGACGAACTGACAACGTAGCTGTAATCCGTGAACGCTCCAAAAGGGTTTGCTTCCGCAGAACCAGTAGGCGGGCTGACGTTCAACATCAGCTTTGCGGGGGTACTCCACGATTCGTATGCGGATTCGCCGGTTTCGTTGCCCCATTCGTCCACAACAGGTGTTTTCTCGCCAACTGGGTTTGAATACCACAGCGGGCGCTTATCCAGCGGGCTTCCATTGAACATCAGCCGATAACACCTACTCTCGGAACCACTTCATTCAACAGGGAATGCGCCACATCGGAGCTTTCCCACACACGAGTAATGCCATTGTTGGTATAGCTCGTCTGTCCGTTTGCACCGATGTGGTTATACAGTTCCGCTGCAATGCGTATCTGCAACGACTGATACTGCAAGGGCAGCTCGTCAGGTCTGTTGCCAAATGGGTAGCCCTGCGCAAATATCTTGTCTTTGGCAAAATCAAGCAGCAGGTCGAAGAGTGGGTAGTCTTCGTCCGCGATTTCACGGTCAAGTGCAGGGGCAATGTACTGCCCCAGCTTGACTGCCGCTTCGGAATACTGGTCTCCCATGCTGCTTTCCTCCTTTCGCCTTAGTAAGCCTTGATGCAGTACACAGCGTCCATCTTCTGGAAAGACGGCAGAACAATTTCGGATGCGATGATGTTTGTGTTGACAGGGTGAGGTTCCTTAATGGTAGTGACTGCGACGCCGTTGTTTACGATAGAAACAGAAGCGTTCGTCATGCCTGCACGGAGGTCTGCCTCTTCGGGAGTAGTGCCATACCACATCTCGCCAACCTTGCCATCGGGAACCAGAACAACATAACCGTCCGGGATGTACTTGACGGAATCACCGCCGCCTTCAGGCTGGTACATCTTGTCGAACAGATGAATCTTGATGTCGGTAGTCTGCTCAACCAGAGCGCGTGCTTCACTCTGGGTAAGAACGGCAATAGACTTTGCCGTAACCGTCATGAAACGGTTTTTCACCTCGTCAGAAGCAATCATTTTGTTCAGAGTGTTGGTGTTCATATAGGCGTGAGTGATGGTTTCGCCAACGCTTGCCGCAATCGCATCCTTCGCAGTGGCGAAATCGGTAAGGGGAGTAGAAGTGGTAACGTCCCACTTTGCCTTGCCGGTAAGAGCCTTGTAGTTCTTTGCCTGCCAAGTGCCATCCGGGTCGTAGTCGTAGATGTAGTTCACGCCGTTTGCCTTGATGGTGATACCGGGTTTGCCGTTTTCCGGGCAAAGCAGCTGCCACGCCATACGCTCAGGAACAATTCGAGCACCAGTAATCAGCTCTGCGGCATCATCGAAAATTCGGCTGATGATTTCCTCCGCAAAAGTGCTGTTGCTGTTCTGAATCTCCATCAACATCTGGCGGTCTTTCTCGTCGATGTGGAAGCCCTCACGGAAGAACGGCATCTCGGTTTCAGACATCTTAAAGCCCTTGCGCTCGCGGAAGGTCGCCTTCGTGTCAAATGCACTGGGCATCAGAGAAATACCAACGCCCTTGTGACCGCGAATCCACTTCAGTTCCAGACCGGCCTTTTTGCGCGGAGGGAACAAAGCATCAGAGCCAAACGCCTGAGCGTTGGTAACATCATTCGTCCAATACTCAGCAATCGCATCGGAAGTGAAATATTTCTGAAAATCCATGTTTTTTACCTCCGTTAAAGATTGGTTCCGATGTTGTCACGGAAAAAAACTGCGGGAACAGCTTTGTGCAGAGCAGCAACGTCATCGTCGGTAAAAGCAAAGCCGGAGCTTGCCTTTGCCTTTTTCTGGTCAACAACGCCCTGAATCAGAAGCGCGCCGTTGGGATTGACGGACGGGTCAACGGTGTGCAGCAGAATACCAATCGCATCGGTAACTGCTGCATCGGAAGTCCCAGTAGTAGCGGTAGCCTTTTTTCCGGTCTTTGCCATGGGATAGCCAGCCTTTACAACATCGGTTTCGGTCACAGTAAAGGGGATGGCAACGTAGGTATCAGCAGCCAGAATAGTGCTTTCAGGAGCCGATACCGGAGTAGTGGTATACTTCATGTTTTCCTCCTTAATGGAAAGCGTTCATTGCGTCACTCGATGCCTTACTTGCGGCATTCTTGCTTGCGGCAAGGTTCTTGGCAAATGCCACGCCTTCGCTGTCAGAGCCGCCCTTGCCATCCGCACCCGGAGGTGTAGGCATATCCTTCAGCAGAGAAGCCTTGTAAGCGGTGTCGTGGGCGGTCATAAACTCCGACTGGAACTTAAAAACCTTGTCCATGTCACCGTCATCCAGTGCAGATGCAGCCTTGTTGGCAAGTTCAGCGTCATAGCCCTGTGCAACGAATTTCTCACGGTAAGATGCGAGGGTCTTTTCCTTGACGAGGTTCTCCTTGTCGGCAGTCAGGGCTTCAATCTGCTTCTGCATCTCTGCCAGCTTGTCAGCCTGTTCCTGCGCGGCATTTTCATCATCGGTACGCTTTGCCTTGAGCTGCTTCTTGTACTCGGCAGCTTCGCCATTGGCTTTCGTCACGGCGTTGCGCAGCTTCTCAACCTCTGCGCTAGGGTCTGCAACCTTTTCAAGCGCAGAAATGATTTCATCGGCGGTCATGCCCTCTTTGTAGGCATCACCAAGCAACACATTGAGTTTCATATCGTTAATTTCCTCCTGCGTTTTTTTACCGTTGCTTCCCTGCAACGCTGCGAAATTTGTATCCCGGCTTCCCTGCCGGAATATGCAAAGGCGAAAACCTTTACTTCCATTCATCAACGATTTCCCAATCGTCACACGCCATATTTTCCATGGTGTACAGAATGTCTTCTGAATCAGCAAGATTTACAATCTTGCCATCGTAACAGTGCATCTCGACATAAGGCTTTTTAGAGTCTTTAGTTCCCAAGCACCAATAACCAGTCCAATGATGACGCTTGATTTTACGACCTCGTTTAAGAGAAAACAAAGCGCTTGCAAAATTCATTTTTCCCCTCCGTTCTTTGCGTTGGCCTGTTCGCTCAACAATTTGTAAGCGTTAACAATATGGTCTGTGGGCTGTTCCTGCGGCTTCGGTGCTTTCCCATCCTCTCCCAGCTTGCCAGCGGCAATCAGGAAGGGCTTACTCATTTCATAAGCAGCCTGTGGGTCGGGGAACAGACCGGGCGTAGTAAACGCCAGCTGCGGGTCAATTGGCTGGCCAAGCATCTGCGCAAAAATCTGAACCTTGCTCTGCTGATTATCGTACTGACGGCGGGGCAGTTTGATATTGATGTCACTTGCCATCAGCTTAGAGCCAGCCGTGTCACGCAGGATTTTGAGCATCACAGACAAGCTTTGGCGCTCAGCATACTTGAACATATTCTCGTACTGCTGCGCTCTTGCTTCAGTGTGATTCCATCCGTTGCGGACGATGACTGCGCCCACGTTGTCGGACGTTGCGTTCTCGCTGCCAGTGGCACTAGGCATGGCAGTCAGACTGCGGTACACGTTCAACATGGAGTCAAGCAGGGTCTGGCTCTGCTGCTGGTCAAGCTCGTTTGCAATTTGAGAAACAGAAGCGGGCAGACCAGAAGTGGATTTCAGACACATTGCGCCAAGCTCTTTTACTTGGTCAAGCGCATCCTTGTCCACAAGGCAGTTGGTAAACACCATGATGGACTGGATGAACTGCGCCACGCCGTCCAAACGGTTGCTTTCAAGGTCGTTGATGGCATCCAGCACAGGAATAGCCGGTTCAAACAGTCCCATGCGCTCCGGGTTCAGCTTGTATTCGACCATCGGCAGCATTCCGAGAGAATGGTTCTCAGACTTTGTGACTTTGCCGTTGTCGATTTCAAAGTACTGGTTTGGCGTATACACGCAAATCAGGTCGTTCAGGTCGTTCTGATAATTGCGTGGGATATGAAGCACGTTGGCGATGGGCTTGTGCCCGATGCCGGAGTTGTAAATCACATACGCCATATCCGGGTCGGGAACATCCACCAGCAGGGGCGTTTCGTCCGGGTAGTTGCCGCTGTATCCCTTGTCAGGAAGAACAATGCGGTATCCCTGTCCACACTCCAGCATCCACTGCCAGAGCCGCCGATCAAGCGCATCTTTGCCCTCATACTGCAAGGCGTTGGACAAGCGGGCGATTTCCTCACCGTCACCAGTTGCAGTTTCAGACCGCACATAAGAACAAGGAGTTCCGCTCATGTAACCTGTGTAGAACCCCACGCACTCGTTGGCATGGTTCTCTACAATGCGGTTGGTGATTTCAGCGTGATATTCCTTCGTGCGGTGGAGGACAGGCTGGCTACCCAAGTAGTAGTTGTGCAGAAAGCGAATCTCGTTCTTGTTCAGCAGATGAATAGGCTCTGCCTTGCCCATGACCACTTTCAGCACGTTTGCCCGATTGATTTCCGTCTCCGGCGTTTCAATCGGCCTACGTCCGGTTAGTGGTTCATTCAAAAAGCCGCCAACGACCATCTGATACTCAGCCATACGTTCCTCCTTTCCGGCAAAATAAAAAGCGCAGCAAGACAAACCTGTTAAGGTCTATCTCACTGCGCCAAAACTGCGCTTCAAAAGCTATTTACTTTTCCGGTTGATGGATAATTTTCACCCATCCTTCCCTTGTGTCTCCTTCGATAACGCCCTTGCATCTGTCGCACTTGAAATGGTATCGTCCGTCTACTTCGCCAAGATAGCGGTTGCAGCGGACGTTCTTATAGATAGGGTTCTGCCGGATGCAAGGGCAACAGATTCTAACTAGCATGAGCGCTCCTTTCCTAATATTCCTGGAAACAGGCTGTTGAGCACAGACCTGTTAGAAGCTGCTGGGAAACTGTTCGCACTTCCAGCCGTGCTATTCTCCGCCTAGAGAAACCATTGCAGCCTTTACATTCAGTTGTCGGACAAACGTAAAACGGTAAGCTGCAATTTTGGTGCTGCATAATGGATTTGAACCAATGTATGTCCGGTTATGAGCCGGGTGCTCTAGCCTGACTGAGCTAATGCAACATAGAAACCCGGCTTGATTGGTTAACCGCTGCTCTTTGCAATGTCATGCCTAACCATTGCATCGAGAGCCGGGAATAGCGATGGGGGTTTTGGAGAATAAAGCCATGCAAAGCTAGGTAGTTGGTTGTGCTGCGTAACGGAATCGAACCGTTGCTTGCCAGCCGTGGGGGAGGCAGGCTGGCATTCCCCTTACAATTGGAAACGCAACATATAAAGTCCGGTGAAGGCGAAAGAGTGAGAAAACCTCCACCGGTGAAAGGAGGAATATGCTTGTTGACACGCACACGAGTAAAATGACAAAACCCCGCGTGCAAGCTATTCCTTTGAGGGAAGCTGCAAAACTTCCTGCGTACATTATAAGCCTTGTCAAGTGGTGAAATCAAATAAATAGACCAAGCGAACACAATATATTGTGTTTTTAATCAAAAAGGCCTCTTGACAGGCTCAATTTTACTGATTCCGTTATACAATTCATCGGCAAGCTGTGCCAAGCTGTCCGGTGCATCATCGTGCGGAACTTTGCCAAGCTGTGTGAACATCGTCACCTGTTCCATGAACGCCTTGTACTCTTTCGACTGGTGCTTCTCGTCAAGAAAGTAAAACCGTTTGATGTCCGGCGCATACTGGATGATTCTGGACAGCTTGCTCTGGCCACTGGGCGCACGTTGGCTGCGGACAGAGCAGTGATAACCCTGCTGCCGGAGCTGGCTGTCTACCACGTCGCAGTATTCGTCACCGCCGTTGTTGGCTTCTCCACGCACCACGTTGATTTTGTGCTGGATGATTTTTCCTACGACTTCTGGTCTGGTCACGGTCTTATCGCCGTTATTGAACACAAGGTCTGGAATGAACACGGCATCACCATACACATAGGCGATAGGACAGGCCGTGAAGTCGCCACCACCCCATGCAATATCCATGACCATGAGCTTGCGATCGGGATCTCCGTCAGGCAGAACGCCATTGAAATACCGCAGTTCATCGGCAGGGAACAGCAGACCTTCACGCACATAGGGCTTGCCCATGTACTTCGCCCACCATGTTGCATCGTCAATGCTGGCTTTCATATCAGCATAGTAGGCATCGTCAAAGCCAACACCATAGTCATAATTGAAATTGCTGTGTCCGTTCTCGTCCACCGCGGGAATCACCCGGAATCGGTACTTCGGGTTGTCTGCATACTGGTTCTGAATGCGCCCAAGAGGGTCAAGCACGTTCCAGCGTGTACCGACCATCAGTTCCAATGCGCCCTGCTTTTTACGGTCTTTCAGCTGGTTCAAATAGGCATCGTACTTGTTGTTCAGACGCTCAACATTCAAACTTTCCTCCAAGTCCTCGATCAAGTCATCGCTGTACAGAACGCCACCCTCACCGATTTCAACAGCACCAGTCAGCGTACCACCAATAGAGCGACAGGTCAGGGTTGGGAAACGCTTCTTTCGGTTCAGGTCAACGCTTTCGTCCTTTGCGCTCTTGTCCACAAGCTGAACGTCAGGAAAAATTTTGCCCCAGTTGTAGGTTACAGGGTCAGTGATGATTGACAACACTTCACCGTAGAAGCCGTTGGTCAGCTTGTCGGAATGTCCGCTCATGACCGATGCAACGTCCGGGCGGTTGCCCATAAGCCATGTGATAAAGAAAATGCACAAGGTGCTGTTATGGGTAGGAATTAGCCGTTTGCCAGCGCAATATACGCCGCCCTCAACCTGAATGCAGTTGCCCTGCTTCGGCTCGATACGCTCAAATCCAAAGAACGCTACACGGCGAGGTTTAGAGAACTCCTTTAGCTGCTTTCGAGGAACAACGCAGGGAATAGGACAGGTAGGATTAAAAGAGATGGAATAAACTGTCAGATTGCCTTTAATGCCACTAGATGATACACGAGGTGGATATTCAACCACGCTGCATCTCCATCCAAAGGTAGAAACCAGCGTGACAAAATCATCTCTCATTTGCGGCTCTGTGGTAGAAAAAGCGTACCGATGCTCTTTTGCCCGTAACGTACCGTCTGTATCGAGCAGACCGGCAAGCAATTCCATACGCTGTGCAATGCTAGCTGTAAAGTATTCTTCTGGGATATGCTTCACGCAGCGGCGGTGGCTATGGCACATATCGCCTTTTTGAAGTGCTTGTCGCAAACCAGAGAATCCGTAGTACTCAACACCAGTGTCCTTGTGAACCGTATGCCAGCTAACCGGGTATCCATCGTTAATGACGCGCTCGACAATTGCTCGATCATAAGGCGGTTCGCAAATATCCGGGTGTTGGTTACGACCGTCGCCAAGCCATGCGCCCAATGTGTACGGCTCAACGGGCAGTTTTTTATACTTTCCATCAATAAAATTTTTGAACGGAACCTGATAACAGAATCTTATGCCATCTTTTGTATCAGCAACATAATCCTCCATCATCCGCTTAGTTTCGACCACATCAAATCCGTTCTTATGACGGTTAAAAACCGGCCACTCATGGTTTTCGTGGCAGTCAATGTATGTGCCATCAGAGAAATGGCAGCGCACATCAAGCTGGCATTTAGGCGAAACGGCCAGCACTTTTACAAACTGGCCTTTGGGACTGATAACTTCATCACCGACCTGCAAATCGCCGTGATTTTTCCAGCCACTTCTTGTTAAAATCGGCGTATCATCGCTCAAAGCCTTACCTACGCGAGCCGGAAGACTGACCCCCAAGAAATCTATACGCTTATAAAACAAGTCCTCTAGGTCGTCTGCCAGCACCTTCAACACCCTGCGTCTAGGTTGATAAAACTTCTTTTCCGGCGCACGATTCCATTCAAGGTAGATGCAATAGCTGTCAAACACGTCCTTTGCTTCAAACAGGTACGTCCGACCGATAATGTCATAGACCTTCGCCACGTCCTCGCCTGTTTTCATCTTGCCCATCATCGCCGCACAGACGGAGCGCAACTCACCAGAGTACTTGTAGGCATCGAACCGCTTGTCTTGCGGCAGAGCATCTCTCAAGTTCACCACAGCCTGAAACCAGTCCTCATAGACCTGTGCTTCTGTCGGATTCTGCTTTGCATACGCTTTGATGCTGTCGATAATGGCGATACACTGTTTTGGCTGCATAAAAAATAGGCACCCCCTACCTGAAAATGTAAAGAGTGCCTACAACTGCACAAAAATCAAATATTCGGTTTTATAATGCGATTCCAGAAATTTTATTTCTCAAAATCAATTAAAAGAACTGCCCGACCGTTTCTAACCCTTTTTCTACCTTCTTCATTATGCTGTTTTCGGAGAGATACTCCATGCCTTTCAAGGTAATCTGCGGGTGAATCGGCTCTACGATATGCGGGAACTTGTTCGTCAGATCTTGCGTGTATACCAGACCGCGAATGAAACCGTTCATTTGCAGTTCGATCATAATCTGCTCCCAGTCAGAGACCTTCATTTTCATTGCTTTTGCAGAGATAAGCTCATAGTCAAATTCTTCATCGCCCTTATGCTTATCCAGCAGTTTGAGAATCTTGTAGATGGCATTAAAATTGTCCATAAGCTGCTCCTTTCGACTTTTTCAGGTCATAATCTGCAAACATAGACGTAGCAATCTTCATAGCTTCTTCTATGACTGGTGCTTTGATGAAGATTTGGCATCCAAACAATACGCTGCTCGCTCTGGTCTTGCTGCTCTCAGGGATAACATAGATTTTGCCGCCCTCACGCTTTGCAAGCCACGTCCGTTCTGGCTCTTCGTGTTTTTCTGGTTTCCGTCTGAACGCTTCTACCGGCTCACTGTCAACGTATGCTTCAACTCTAGCGCCGTACATCTCTGCGATTTTCTCCGCACGTCTGCGGCTTTTGGTCAGAGTGATGATATGATATTCATCTTCTCCACCGCTCGTTACTGCGTAAAGTTTTCTAGCCATACTTTCTCACCTGTTCTGTTCAGCAATCCGATACCATGTCTGGCGGGTAACGCCAAGCTGTTTGGCAGCGTCCGTGACCGTGAGAATGCGCTTCTCCACCTGCTCATGGAGAACGTCAAAAAGGTTGCGGTCATACTCGGTTGGCTTGCGCCCTTCCCTGTAATCAGGGCGCTGGCTGGCAATCTTCTTGCCCTCTCTGGTGCGCTCAACAATCATGTCACGCTCAAACTCGGCGAATGCAAGCATCACAGTACGAATGACCTTGCCGGTGGGGGAGTTGTTCATAACCCCCATGTTCAGGATGTTCACCGAAACGCCCTTATCAATGAACTGGTCTATCAGTTCAAGACCATTCTTAGCAGAACGAGCAATACGGTCAAGCTTCGCCACGATCAGCGTGTCTCCCGGCTGGATTTCAGCCATCAGCTTATCCAGTTCAGGTCGATGCAGCTTCGTGCCGGTGTAAACATCCGAAAAGATTTTCTGTGCGCCGTTAGCTTTCAGAAGTTCCGACTGAGCTTCAAGACTGTTGCCATCAATAGCTTGTCCAGCGGAACTGACACGAGCGTAACCATAAATCATTCTGGTTCACCACTTTCCGATTTGTTGCTTGTTAAGACATATTCGTTCAGTACATATTCACGAGAGCCTTTCGGCACGAGAACCACATCATAATTTAACGCATCGGAAAATTCAATAAGGTTTTCAAGGGAAATATTTTTTCTTCCAAGACGCTGCGAAACCGAATTGGGACTTGCATAGCCAAGCCGCTCATTCAGTTTTTTTACGGTCAGATACGGATTTTTCTTCAAAATGTCTTTCAAGGCAAGAATGGCGTTCATTTTTTGGTACTCCTTCTCTTTCTTAACGCCATTATATCACAGAAGTGTGATTTGCGCAAGACATTTTTGAAAAAATATAGCCAGTGGTTAGAGAATATCTAGCCGCTGGCTTTTTATGTTACATTTGAATCGCTACGATTTCCCACGAAGAATAATTGGAAAATCCAGAATAGGGGTGAATTTCAAAGTTCTTCGTCTCTCCCGGTTGGATGTCCAAGACATAATCAATATCTCCGCACACGGGAACTTCTTCACCGTTTTCATCTTTCATCTTATACAGAACGATGACCTTTGCGTTTGTCTTGTATGCGCTGTTATTAGTCACTTTTCCGGTAAATCTTGTTTCATAACCACTACCACGCTTTGAAGTATTGGCAACAGCCAATTCACCTGCTCTTAAAACTTCTTTTCCTGCACTCGGCTGATAATTATAGTCTTGTGCCGAAACAGACATTTCGATACCAGCCGGGATAGATCCGTCATACTCGTATGTAAAGTATCCAGCATACCAATAAGAATCATTTTCCGCAACCCAGTCCAAATATTCATCGTCTGTTTTGATTACGGAGCCATCCTCTGCAACGACTGCAATTTCAATATGTGGAAACCATGCTGCAAGATTTTTGTTGGTATTCTCGATTTCAAGAGCATAAGAAATATAAATCGTGCTACCATCACGCCACGCATAAGACCCATGATTCTTAATGCCCAACGGTTCATACTGCGTTGCATTTGTCTGCTCAAGTTCAATAAGACCAGACCATTCATCAGGCTTTGCAGTTGCCATTGCGCTAATAGGCATAGCAAGCATCATAGCCACTGCCAGAGCCGCCGCAATGATTCTCTTTCTCATTTTTTGGTTCTTCCTTTCTTTGGCCAGAATTTTATATAACGTTTGAAATACCATGTGCCATAAGATACACACCAAAAACCAAAAGAGCTGCGCCGATAATGATGCCCCATATTGAAGCGGCAATCTTTTCGTTCTTTTCGCGTCTTTCTTTATTTTTGTCATTCTTTTGGTTCATTGCAGATTCCTCCCTTTCAAGGCTTGTAAGGCAAGTATAGCACAGAACACAGACCCTTTGTAGGGGTCTTTTTGTTTTTGCGGAAAATTTTGAGATTGGAAATGGGGTGGGGGTGATTTATGCGGAAAAGAGGGGGCGGGTAAGCAGGGAAAGCGCCTTTTTTGAATTTTTTCTACGCGAGGTGTCGACCACCCCACCCCCGGCTCGCCCCATATACCCCAGAGGTGGAGACCCAGGCCCCAGCACACCCGGACGGACTGCACAGCGCAGGCAGCAGCGCAGGCCACGCAAGGAACGACACACACGCCCGAACGCTGGACGCGCTGCACCCGTCTGCACTCTATACCAGACATACCACGCCGGGCAGATCGGGACGGCGGCGGGGCTGAAGTGCCTGCGCAGTGTGTCCGAAACTGTGCAAATTTGGACACGTACAAGTTGCCTTGCATCAAGTCACATTTTTGTGATGTTTTGTTGCCTGTGCAACGGTTTTGCCCTTTACAAAGTCACACAAGTGTGATATTATAATGTCACAAGATGAGTCACACAAGTGTGACGCACACCACCACAAAACAGGAGGACAAAAACCATGATGAACAATAAAGAGATCGAATACACCGCCCGCCCCATTCCGGGGGACTACGAAGGCCGCAGCCATCGCGCGTGTGTATGGTACAACAGAGCCCGCGCCGCGTTTGATCTTGCCACGCTTGACGCGCTAACAACTGCCGCAGATAAAGCCGCTGACCGCGTACCCACTAAAGCATACGAAAAAGCAAAAAAGCTTCTTGACAGCGTGCAGCGTTGGGGGCTTGCAGATGCAAGAGCGTGGGAGCTTGACAACGACAGCCGCTATTATAACTCCGCGTGGCTCAAAACCCGACAGGCTCAGCTTGCAAAACGGCGTGTAAAGCTCAACAAAGAACTTGCAGAATACGGCTTGCAAATTGACAGTTACGGCTTGTATCCTTGCATTAGAGAAATCACCAAGCCGGGCACAGATATGTACTTGCTTTACTGGTTTTAATGGGGGGTATAAAAATGAAAATGGAATTTCGGACTAAGACCAACGTAAACGGTCATTGCTACTATCTCAGAATTGACACCAACGACAAAACGGTTTCAACCGTCCCGGAACATTGGGTATCTAAGGACGTCCCCACGCTGGCAAAACGTGATTTAGACACGCTCAAGGCTCAGGCCATTACAGACGGATATACGGAGGTTTAAACCATGACAAGAACAGATGAAATCAACGCCGAAATCAGAAATCAGGCCGTGCGCCTGTATCCCAAGTGCGCCGGGCTGTTTGAGCTGCCGTTAATGGTATACACTCAGATTGTAGCGGACAACCTGACCCGCTCCAAGCCGTACCGCTTGAGCGTTGAGCGGTGCAAAAAAATTATTCTGGCAATGCCGGAATTTGATTAATGGAGGGTTTGCAGTATGATTGCACTTGATTTTACCCAGTGGGCCGCCCTCTGGTACATCGGCGGCATGATCTCCGGCGCATTGGTAATGATCGCGTTTTTAAACAGCTAATAAGGGAGGTTTGAAAAATGACAGACTTAGAGCAAAAGTGCAACGAATACCGCGAATATAAGCGGCTGGCAGAACAGGCGGAGCAGATGCGGGACAGCCTACGAGATGAAATTATTGCCATGATGCAGGGAGCGCCGGAGGTTGTTGCAGGCGCTTGCAAGGTAATGTATAAGGACGTGCAAAGTGTCCGACTTGATAGCAAGCTTTTACAGGCAGCGCACCCGGATATTTATGCCGAGTGTAGCAAGAAGACCGTTTACAAGCGTTTTAGCGTGGTATAAGGGGGGTGCAAGCTATGTTATACTATCGTATTCCGGCAGGGCTTGACGGGCGGGCGGTTGTGTCCGCTGGCGCGTATTGTGGCAAGGTCAAGCGGTATTTAATCGGCGGTGAGCTGTACACGGCTAAAGAGTGCGCCCGCTATGGTATCAACACGGCAGGGCTTGAGCCTGTCACAATTTCACAGCGCCGCACCTTTACAAACTTTGGTGTTAGAATGGAGATGCACGCATGATTTTTTCTTGTATCCTGTTCTTTTTCTGGTTTTTCTCTGCGCTGTTTAAGGCATCCAAGTGATGTCATCCGGACACTTTAGCGGGGCTGCGCCGTAAAGCAACCCCGCCCCAGCCCAAAAGGACAAAAATATTTCTTGCAAGTCCTGTTTTTAGGGCTTGCGATATGCTATACTGTAAAAAAGGGTAAAAGCCCGGAAAAGAGGGAAAACCATGTTAAAAGACGTTTCTAGCAGTGCCGCCGCCCTGTATGATGGAGGATGGAGAAGCGCAGACGCTGACCAGCTCCGCGCAGAATACGACCTAACAGAGGATGAAGCGCAAGAGCTTTGCTCCGCCCTTGCAGACCTTGAAGAAAAAAATAAATAATCTCCACCCCGCCCACGTGGCGGGGCTTTTCTTTTGCCTTGCATCTGCTGAGAATGCAGGGATTTTATTTTGCCCTGCTGCAATACAGCCACATACAAGCGTTTATAGCGGCCTTTATTCCGTCCTTGCAGTTATATCTCCCACATCAAAAAACAGTGCACAGGACTTTATAATAGCTTTTCCTGAGATTTGCCCCATTTAACCGCCCACAATACCAGACTGGCAAAAGCGGATATAACGCCGTCTGCGCCACGCTGGAGCGTATCACAGCGCCGCAGCACCTCCAGCGCATACCGGATACCAGCGCAGCGCCGGACGCTGTACAGGTCAGCGCATACCGCCTATTATAATAATGTATATAAGGGTGCGCACACCGCAGACCATGCCAGCCCGGCGGGGTCAGCTCCTACCGTGTGTAGATCGCTGGCAAGTGCTGCACCCGGCGCACCTGCTGAGGGGTCAACGTCTCCACCTGTACAGAGTCAGCCCGGCGGCTTGCAATCTTGCACCGGGTCAGCGGTCAGAGCGCGGCGGGTCTGTCTGACATACTCCACCCGGAGATACAGCCCAGCAGCAGGGGTGCGGCGGGCGGCGCGGAACCATTGACGGCTACCGCCGTATCTCTTTTCGGGCTTTCGCCCGATAGCCAATAAGGGCAAGTAATAGTCGCAGCGTTCCGGCTGGAATAGTCGTAACAGCTTCTGGAATAGTCGTAGCCAATAGTCGCAGTTTCTCCAATAAAATAGTCGTGGAATAGTCGTAAAGTCGTCAGACGACTAGCTTTTGAAAGTCCTATATATAGTATATTAACGAACAGTTTGCTAATAGTCGTAAAGCAATAACAGCAGCACTTTCTTGCGAATCATCGTCAAATAGTCATGTATTTTTTGTGCGAAATAGTCGTTCGTCTTTTAGAGAAAGAGAGGCGCGATAGTCGCTAAGTCATCCGACCACTCCCAAAATCATCTCTCGTTCCAATTTCGCATAATTCATTCTTCCGGTAGTTATATCTATTTCGTATAATAACCGTACTTATTATAGTATACAGATATAGTTACCCCCGATAATCGCTGATTATTTCGCATAATAACTCGTACTATCTGATTCTGTCTGTTCCTGCCCGATTTAATTCCCAGTAGCACACTATGGTATTATAATCAATCCATAGCGTTCCGCTGGGAATAGTCAATGCAACATTTCTACATATTCAACCGACTACAAAATGAAGTCAATTTTCCATGTATGGAATAGTCGTAGGCTATCCACCAGTCCGAACTACGCCAGTTCTTGCCTACGGTCTGCTCTGCTGGCTAACGGTATAGCTTTTGGAGATAGAGGGTTGTAGTGAGAAAGAGCCTTTGCAAAAACATTCAGTTGTCATTTTCCATTGTCGCAGTTGTCGCACCATTTTAGCGTGGGGGCCTCAAACAATTTATTTGTTTGAGGGGGGAGTTAGGGGGATTATAGGGGGTAATAGGGGTTGTAGGGGAAAGAGGGGGAAGAAAAGGGGGAAGATTGAATGCAAACGCATCATGCTGATAGTCGTAGCCATATCAGCCCAAACGCCACTCGATCGAGACGGTTCCTGCTCAAAATCAGACCTTGCCGTTTTCTCTCGATAAATAACAAGAGAAAAAAGCACGGAATAGTCGCAGAGGGTAGTTTTACCACCCGACACCATTCCATGCTTTCTGATACAGTAGTTTTGTAGCCGCGCGAGCTAAGATTAGATATTCTTGGCTTCTCTTGCCTTACGCAGACGTTCTGCCAGTGCTTCACGCTGCTCTTCGCTGATCTCACGAGTGACAGGCGACCGGAACTTCACAAGACGCTTCGGCATCGAATAGGTCTTGGATTCCTTGCACCGCTTGGCAGACAGTTCCTCCATGAACTTGTACGTATCAGGAAACTGCTCACAGAGCTTGTCCAGCTTGCGAATGTAAACCGGGTCAGCTGTGTAGACTTCTGCTGTATCCTCCGCTGCGTTGAAGTTGACGATGGTCTCTTGTTCCAGTCGAGTGATGTTCATAATCGTTTTCCTCCGTTTGTTGATTGACGAAAAATATTTATGGGGTTCAGACGATAACTTTATCGCCCTGACCCTGTTATCTGTTTTTCTTGCCTATTCTACTGTAGCGATTGGAGCGCAGAAGCGATGTTACATCCACACGCATTCTTTGAACTGCTGTGTTTCCATCTGGAACGTGATGTCCATTGACCCCACGTTGCCCTCTTTGTTCTTCTCAAGCGCAAAGTGATAATGCTGCTCCGGTCGCTTTTTCGTGGTCACGTTCTGTGCCAGCAAGATGATTGCATCTGCGTCCTGCTCAATTTGCCCGGATTCTCGCAGGTCTGCGGCGGTCGGTGGGATACCCGCTCTTGCGGTCTCTCGATTGAGCTGTGCAAGTGCGACCACCAGCGTTCCTGTGGACTGTGCGAACTCATGCAGTGCCATGCTGATTTCTGTGATAGCACTGTATCGGTCTTTCGCTCCGGCTTGATGGATAAGCTGCAAATAGTCGATGAACACCACTTTGGCTTGCATCCTGATGGACTGTGTTCTAATCCACCCAACGCTTTTACCAGCGGCAGAGCGGACAAACAGCGGATATTTTTTGATAGCTGCCAGCCGGTCAAGCTCATCAATGCTGACGGTCTTGTTTTTTACCGTGTGCAGCGGTACGCCTAGCTGGTTTGCTATGATACGAGCGTAGAGCGTATCCGGGTCGGTCTCTAGGCTGAAATATGCCACCTTGCGCCCGTTCTTGGCTATTTCACAGGCAAGTTGCAGGGACAGAGCAGTCTTACCAGCAGACGGTCTGCCGCCGATCACAACGAAGTTTCCCGGCACAAGATGCAAGTTGTTATCCAACACTCTAAGCCCTGTGCTGATATACTCCGGCTTATCATCCAGCTTGCGGATGTAGTTGTCTATGCCGTCGCACATCGGAATGAAATCGCTTCTCTCGTTGTGCAGGTTGATAGCTTCGCCTAGCTGCTCATAGATGCCTGTCAGGTCTGCGTATCTGGTCGAGCCATCAACGATTTTGAACGCAATCTCTCTTGCTCTGGACAATGCCGCCTGTTCCTTGACGATTCCAGCCCATCCAAGCATCATGTCATGGGTGACGTTGCGAATGAACTCTGCGCCGAAGGCATCCAGACATTCACCCATTACTTTCTTGCAGTTATCGTACCGCCCCATGACTTCTACCGGGTTCCACTTGTCGTTATGTTCCCAATAGCCAAGAATAGCAGCGAATGTATCATGCAATTCAGGACAGAAATCGTCGATTTTAAGGTCTTGCAACACATCCGCGTATTCCGAGAACGTGAGAACTGCCCCCAGCAGGATGTATTGGGTCTGATTTTCAATATTCACCGCAGAAAGTCTCCCTCGTCAGGTAATTCAGCCATTGTCTGCTGATAGCCACCGTTCCAGTCCTTCACGTTACGCATCCAGTTCCGTGCGGCAGCTTTCCAGTCCTTCATAGGCGATTTACCGACCTTCCAGCCATTCGCTGTGAAGTGGTCAACAAACCGCTCTGCTTCTGATTCCATGTAGCCCTTCTCGGAAAAGTATTCTCTAGCTTGCTCGATAGTCGGTGCTTTGAAACGTTTTACTTCGTTGGTATTTTTCTTTTCACATTTTTCTTTTTTATCAGATTCAGATACAGAATCAGATACAGATAAGCTACCATTCGTATCAGTTGGTATGTTTGGTATACCATTTATACCATTCGTATCCTGTGATACCATTGGTATGCTTTCGTATTTTTTATCGTTCCAACGCTTGTTTATATTTTTCTTGTTTGCTTCTCGTCTACGTCTATCCCGTTCTTCCATCTTCTGCACGTTCATATCATCGAACGCCTTAACAACTTTCCAGAGCATCCGCATAGCACGGTCGTTGTCGTATGCTGGCTCAAGTCCAGTCTCAACATACTGTGCGTAGTTGCGGATGAATGCTCCAAATTCCTCGTCTGTCAGCTCGTCCATCGCATGAACGTGTTCCAACAGAAGAATCATTGATGTTCTCGGCTTGTGTTCCTGCTCCATACTCAATCCTCTTTGTAACGGCTGTTCCACCGGCTGATGATTTCTTGTCGTCCGTCTTTTTCGTCATACGGTGACAAAACGCCATCTTCACCAAAGCTATAGTAAGCGCTATTGCTCATTGATGCATTATGACACTTTTCACACAGAATCATCCATGTTGTGTGGTATCTTCTCTTTGAATCCACTTGATGCAATCCATCGTGATACAGCGTCGGAATAGACCCGCAGAACGGACATCTCTTAAGTTCTTCCATCTTTAATTCTCCTTAAAACAGGCACTCAGCGTCAGATTCGCGCAGCCAACCTTCGCCCGGAATGTTGACTATCTCATAATACTTTCGTGCAACGTAGATTGTTTTCTGTCCGTCCTCAGCAATCAGACCGACAATCAGATAGTTTCCAGCAGCCATAAAGAACCAAGGGTTGCTCTTGTAGGTCTCGCCCTTCATCCAGTTCTTCATCCTGTTCACGGCTTTTTCAATGTCCTTGTCGGGGCAGTCCGGGTTGTTGTATGCAAAGAAATCTTCAGGAAATTTAAGCTTTTTCACTTTCTAAATCCCTCTCTCGTTCTCGTGATTCGCTTATGCGCCTTGACAGGCCTTGCGCCTTTGCCGTAAGCTGGGCGGATATGTTTTGCCTTGATGTACCCGCAAGGTGGCTTCGGCCCGAAGTCAAAAAGGCTCAAGTCCATAACGATGATGCCAAACTTCTTGTTCGTCATGTTTACTGCTCCTTACGCATACCATTTCGGTGTTTCGTCAAAAATTTCCACACCTTCTGTAAAGCCAAGCCTGTCTAAGGTTTCGCACATAATGCCATCCATTACGCCATGCACACGCTCCTCATCATCTCCGTATGCTCTGTACGCTTCTCGCATAGCAGCCGTAAACGAGTCAATCATATCTTGCGTAATAACGATACCGTTCTCCATAAGCCCTCCTATAACATCGGAAACGTCATCCAATGCGTTACCGTTACATCTTTCGGCAGTCTCTCGCCTATCTCATCCCAGAACTGACCGTCTGCATAACAGCCAAGAAAGTACGCTGTCGGCGAGATTCCTTGCAACAATTTTCCATCTTTATCACGCCACGTTTTCTTAGTCGCAAGCAACAAAGGCTGCGTCCGCTCTCGTGGCGGTTCGCTTGCTGGATGCCAGAGTGTGTTAGCCATCTTCTTTGTTCTCCATCAAAGAACCACAGCTCGGGCAGTAGTTCCAACGTGTATGATGATTTTTTGTGTGACATCTGCTACACTCGAACATTGTGAATGTATCGTCCTGCGCAATCCATTCAGCGGTACGCTCTAGGGCTGTCGGCGCATCTTCCACAACTTCAATGGCATCTCCAATATCACAAGCACGGCATTTAACCCCATTGTGATTCTCGCAACCATTGCAATATGCTTTCTTGATTCTTTCAATAAGTGCGTTTCGTTCAAGGTATTCTGAATAATTATCCATTGTCTTTCACCTCGATTGTTGGCGCGGCGTCGATGTAATCTAACAAATCTTCCAAGTCACATTCCTGATACCGATATTCCGTAGAAAATTCTTCGCTAAACTCCTGTATCCATTCTTCAACACGCTTCCGCAGTGCATTGGCATCAATTGGCCGAGTGTCTATTGTTAGATTTGCATTCAATAGTGATTTTCGGTCAAACATTTCTCTCCCGCATTTGGGGCATCTCCATCCAGAACAGGTCGCCTTAAGGTTTGTAAAACCGTAAAAACACTTGTAAACAAGGTCATCTACTCTT